GGTAATGTATATTGATCTTACAAAAGAAAGACTAGAAGATCTTTATAATAATGACCTCGACTAGAGGTTTTTTTTATATGATTTAAAATAAATAGTAAGGTAGTCACGGGCACCAACCCCCAGGTTTCCCATGTATCGGGAACCGCATTTACAGAGAAAGTCGGATGAATGTGCTGACCTTTGGTTGTGGTGGAAAGAATTGTGGGATAGAGATCCGAACAGTAAAGAGGCGCAAGACGCAAGACAAAAATGGGGTCAATGTGTAGCAGAATTTGGTAAAATGGTTAGTGAGGAAGTCCGCACAAATACTAGATATCATGGTATAATGAAGTAATATATACTGAAGTTGAGTAAACTAAATGAAGTTCTTTTTCGCACTTCTTGCTACACTTTTTCTTGCTGCACCTGCTTGGGCTGTAGATGTTAAAATGGGTTCTGGTGGAAATCTAGTATTTGAACCGAATGAGATTACAATCTCTGCAGGGGACACGGTTCACTTTATTAATGAAGCACTACCTCCCCACAATATTATTGTAGAAGGTCGTGCAGATCTCTCTAGAGAAGCACTATTGTTTGCTCCTGGAGAATCACAAGACGTTGTATTTGCTGATGCAGGAGACTATAATTTCTTCTGTGGTCCTCATCAGGGCGCAGGTATGACTGGTACAGTACACGTTAACTAAATTTTGATTATGCCATTTTCAATTACTCTAAAGACAACTGATGGTGATCAGACCATCTCTTGTGAAGACGATCAATACGTTTTAGATGCTGCTGAAGAAGCAGGAGTAGATCTTCCATATTCTTGTCGTGCTGGAGCATGTTCATCCTGTGCTGGGAAAATTATTGAAGGTACATTGGATCAAAGCGAACAATCATTCCTTGATGATGATCAATTAGAAGCAGGATTAGCTTTACTTTGTGTTGCTTATCCAACATCTGATTGTGTTATTGAAACTGAAAAGGAAGAAGAACTATACTGATGAAATATACGCATAATTATATGAAAATCTTTTTGGACACCGCAGACACTGAGGTAATTAATGATGCTTATCGAAGTGGATTGGTAGATGGTGTTACTACCAATCCTACACTCATCATGAAGAGTGGTCGTAATCCTGAAGAGGTCTATCAGGAAATCAAAGATATTGGCATCACTGATATCAGCATGGAAGTAGTTGGTGATGAGGGTGAAATGTATTGTGAAGGCAAGCGCCTTTATGAGAAGTTTGGGGATGTTTGTACAGTCAAGGTTCCTTGCACCCGTGAAGGACTTGCTGTATGTAAGTCTCTTTCTGATCAGAACATCAAGGTCAACGTAACTCTTATCTTCAGTGCTGCTCAGGCAGTGCTTGCTGCTAAGGCAGGTGCTACTTATGTTTCACCTTTCGTTGGTCGTCTTGATGACCAGTCTATTGCTGGTCTTGAGGTTGTGCGCTCTATCTCTGAACTCTATCGTATCCATGGAGTGAGAACTCAGGTTCTTGCTGCTTCTATCCGAAGTGTTCAACGTGCTGTTCGCTCTTGGTATAATGGTGCTGAGATCTGCACTATGCCACCAAAAGTATTTGATCAAATGTATGATCATATTTTGACTGATAAAGGACTTGAAATTTTTGATAAAGATTGGGCAGCAGTAGTTAGATAACCCTTTACATACCCCCACTTTGGGGGTATAATGGTATTAACTTGATTTAATTCAATGCTTGGAAATCTTGAACCTGAAGAATCTGTAATGAGCGATGATGTTATTGCCTCTCGTAAGGCAGCAGCAGTCATGAAAACTGTTTCAGGCAAATTATCTGATGTTATTGCTGCTTTAGGATGGGATTGTTATGATGATGTCACCGTAGAAATTAGTGGCACTCAGGTTTCTGGTATTCATCAACCTGAAAATTACAATAAAAAATGGGCAGCACCTTATGGTACTCGCAAGTACAATAAAGATGCCTTCATCGTTATCAAGAATCGGGATCGTAATCCTACCGTTTCCTCTCAACCTTTTACCGAGAGTGAATTCAAACTTGCTCATCCTTATGAGGATAAAAAATGAACGGATACTATTCTGTATTCAATCCAGATGGTAACAAAATTGCAGACTGTGGTGCTGAGAGAGATGCCCTCTTCCTCATACACAGTAGAAATAGAAGTTGGGATGGACACTACTATACTTTCAACCCATTACCCGGTGATATTATTGATGTCAATCAACCCAGAAAATTTGAACCATATGTACCAGTAGTATCAATCGCTGATGACATCGTTGTAAATGTGGATGAATATCAAAGTCAACCAGTTTTAGAGCAAAGCGATGCCGAAGTTTTCATACCCGACTGATCCTCCGGACTCAAAATGTCCCTATTGCGGTCAAACTCAAAGGGCATGTTCTCATGTTGATAGACTAACAAGAGCATGGGCAAGAGGTGCTTGTCGATACAAATATACATCAAAAACAAAAGAAGTTATACAAGATTTACAATCTTCCTTTAAAGAGTGGTCTGAGAATAATAAATAATTTTCAGGACGCAATCTTTTATGCCTCTCTACAATTCCCCGCAAGCCTATGTCTTTAACCTCCAAACTACAAGTTCCGCCGAAGCAAAAAGGTTATGGAGGCAAAAGATAAAGGAAAGTTGGGATTATAGATGTGCCTATTGTGGGGATGATAATAACCTTACGATAGATCACATCCAACCACGTTCAAAGGGAGGCACAGACTTCACGAAGAATTGTCTGTGTGCTTGTCACAAATGTAATCAGGACAAAGGTCATACTCCTTGGGAAGATTGGTATCTTTCTCAGGAGTTTTTTAGTATTCAGCGTTATGAAAAAATCAAGGATTGGATGAAACCTGAAAAATCTTCTAACCTTTACACTTACCGCCAAAGACGGAATAATGCGAGTTGAATAAATAAATGATAGCAGTATATACTGCTATTTTTGGTAAATACCGAATGTGTATACATGGCGACACCTTTTAGGTTAAAAAGATCTGCTGTGTCTGGTAAACGACCAGAACTGACAGATTTACAGCTAGGGGAACTGGCGATAAATTTTAATGACGGTCATTTGTATGCTGAGAGAGACACTCAAGGTGTCGGCATAGGAACAACCGTGGCACTCTTAACTCCATGGAAAGAGAATTATGGAGGAGGATCGATTGAATATACGGGAGTAGTTACAGCAAACTCATACCATGGTAATCAAGTGATTGGAACTCCTGCTGGTGGATTTAAGGATGGAGCCTTTGAGATATTCACTACAGATCACACGAAAGATTCAATTAACGAACTTAACTTTATATTGGGTAAGTTAGTTCCTGCGGCACCTGATACTGTAAATAGTTTAACACTATCATTAACAGGAACTGCTGGTAATGGTAGACTGTGCCAAGGATTTTCTCCAACTAATAATACTGGTGGAGCACTAACACCTTCAGCAGGAACACAGTATACAAGAAATACTGATAGCACGATTACATCAAATTACATTGATGATATTGGTCCTGGAGATAATGGAACAGTAGAGGGATTTGTAAATGGTGTTAGTGTTGGTAGTATAACTCTTGATACTAATATCAATAATGGCACTAACGGTGCGCTTCAAGTTGCTGATAATAAGGACGCATCAGAGTCAAACAGAAATACTGGTATAACATCACAATTTTATCAGGTTTATGATGTAAGATTAATCAATGCGGCTTCTCCTGATGGATTTAATAAAGGACAAATTACTCATGGTGCTGCAGCATCTAACAATGCTTTTTGGTATGAGGATCCAAGCACAGTTGGATCACCAGTAATTTCCTTTGGCGCGGTAACACCACCAAGCAGTCCTACTCTTAACTATTCATCTGGTGTTCCTCATTATACTCAGGCGTCTAATAATAATTTCCAATATACTGTAACAGTCACCAATGCCTCTGGTGACATGTATACTCAGAATAAGTTATTGAATTCTGATGGACAAACTAGTGGTTTTCAGAATCCAGGTCATAAAAACTACGATGCCTTTGTTGGTGGAACTTTACCTCCAGCAAGAAACTTTGGTGTCGGTACCGGTGCTGATGTAAACATTTCTCAGATACCAAGAGATTTACATCTTACACTTACCTCAAGTCATTTCACAAGATTCGATGCTTTAACTCCATATGGTTCTCATAATAATCAGAGACTGAGTTATAGTACAGACATCAATATCATGGGCACAACTGCCCGCACAAATGCTATTGATGAAGATAATATTCTTGTTTCTTCACTTGGAACTGGATCTGGTAACGCTACTAGGGTAAACGCTGGATCTTCGGGTGATAATCCAACTCCAGTTTTCACTGCTTGGAATGCTAGTTCTTCTGTTGCTTCTTATGAAGCAGTTGTTAGGGGGGCAAGATTGAGACATGACCAGACTGATTACTCTTCTGGATATCTTCCTATTGGACCTGATTATTCTTCAGGTAGATCTGGAACACAATACTTCCAGATTGAATTAATTAGATCCAATGTGTCTGAATTTAGAATTACCTATAGTGGAAATGCTGCTGGATGTTTCATTTGTATGCCTGATAATTCAGCATGGACATCATCACTCTCTGGCACTAACGGTTGGGCGGATATGTTCCAAGCATATAGAGGAGCAGGTATTCCAACATCAGCAGAACCGGGGGCATCTTCTGGTGGGTTGATGACTAGTAATGGTGGCACAACTACTTGTGTGTTTGGAACCGAATCATCGTCTAATGACAGTAATAATAGAATCCTGATTAGATGGAAATTGACTTCCGGTCAGTCAATTACGTCCATGTCATTCTCCGCTACATAAGATATCAGAGGTAAAAAATAGTGGCAGCATCACAAGAACAAAAGGTAGATTATCTATTAAAGAAACTTGGCTACAGTGCCTCAAAAACTGGTATTGCTGAGGATGAGAATAGTCTTGTAGGAACTAAAAAGGCACCCTTTGCCGAACCAATTCCTTCACCCCTGGTTGTTTCTTCTATAAATGTTTGGACTTTTTCAGACAAAATTCCAACAGATCCTAGCACAGCAGATCCTTATTATGTAAGATCTTATCTTGCTGTTGATTCCGGTCTTCAACTTACTCCAGATAATACTGTTGCTGACAATAGAACTTTTCTTTGTCGCTCAGTACAAGGCGATAACACAAGTCCTATGCTTGGGGACTGGATTGATACCGCTTTTGGTCCAGATTATATTGTTGAGGTATATAGAGGAGACCCTAATTCTGGTGGCGTAAAATTATCTGCTGCTGGTTCAGGATCTAATGACACCTGGTTCTTTGATTATTCTTCGGGTGTTCTTAATTTTAATGGAACTGTAGTTCCTGCTGGAGTTACAGCAAGTAATATCTATCTCGTTGGTTACCGATATATTGGTCCAAAGGGTATAGGTGATAGTCAAATAAGCAATGTTTTTTATGTCACGAAAGACGGAAGAGACGAAAACTCAGGTCTCAGAATCGCAGATTCAAAAGCAACAATCAAATCAGCAGTCTCAATCGCGTCAACACTCCCAGGATCAATTGTTAAAGTTTCTGCTGGAACTTATGTAGAAAATAATCCAATTAAGATTGGACCTCAGGTTAGTATTGTTGGAGACAGTCTTAGAGAGGTTACTGTAATTCCTCAGAATGCAAACCAAGATTTATTTCATGTAGCACCTGGAGATCTTATCAGTGATATGTCGTTCACAGGAACGATGGATCTTGGTAAAGCAGTAACAGCATTTGATCCTGATGTAATCAGATACTCAGGTCAGTCTCCTTATCTCTTGAACTGCACTAACTTCATTACTAATAGTATTGGAATGAAGATTGATGGTGATCATGTTATTGGACCTTTTAAGAGTTTTGTTTGTGATTCTTTCACACAATATAATCAAAATGGTATAGGTTGTTCCATTACAAATAAAGGGTACGCACAGATTGTTTCTATGTTCACTATTAATAGTGATATGGGAATTTTCTGTGGCACTGGTGGACAGTGTGATGTTACGAACTCTAACTCATCATTTGGTAATTTTGGATTAGTTGCTGACGGTACTAGTCCTCTCAGTTTTACAGGAACTATAAACGCAGCATCCGCAGTAAATGCTGACACATTTGAAATAGAACTTGATGCACCAAATCTCACTGTAAATGATGCAGTGTATGATAATATATCTGGACTTACAACAATCACTACCAACATCGATCATAACTTTAAAGTTGGTATGGATGTTACATTAGAAAGATTGGTATTCAGTTGTGATTCTTACGGCAACTATCCTCATACTTTCTCTAGTGCAGTTACTAATGGCGTATCAATAACTGGTGGTTCACAAATCACCCCAACTGATGCCACGTATAATCCTCTATCAGGTGAGATGGTTGTAACCAGAGCATCTCATGGATTGACTGCTTCAACCACTAAAACAGCATCTGGTGCGTCATACGATCCTAATACTGGACTTCTAACAGTTACTAGTAATGGACATGGAATAGCAAATGGTACATACATCAAGTTTGAATTAAATTCATTTACATTTACATGTGGTCAGGATGGAAATGCTACTAATCATCCTTACCCTAGAGAATCTGATCCAGTATTTAATAAGTGGATTCAGGTAAGTAATTCTCAGACAAATACCTTTGATGTAAATGTAGGCACTTCAGAAAATACTTCGGTTCACAATTTTGTCTCTGCTACTAATAATGGAATTCAAGTAGCATCTAGTAGTGTTGGATTTGCAACTGGTGCTATATGCTTCACTTGTGCTCAAGATAATTATCAATCTGTAAAGTGTTATCCAAGAACAACTGATCCTGCACATAACTCGGTGATTGGTATTGAATCTGTTACTCAGGACACTTTCACAGTTAATATTGGTGTATCAACCACTGGTAAATTTCCAGATAATAATGGTAGAGTATTTACTGTCAAGTCTGTTCCTTCTTCAAAAGTATTTACAGTTCATGTAGGACCAAATAGATTCGAGCACACTTATGTTAGTGGTGGAAAATCTAGACTCAATCTTATTAGACCTTATGATGGGCAGGTTGTATATTTTGATGAGTTATACAATACAGTTGGAAAGATAACAATTACTAATGCTGGTAGCGGATATAACTCTACACCAACAATTACAATTGGTACTCCTTCAGAAACATGGGGTATTACTGCTACCGCTGTCCCTACAGTTACGAATGGATTTGTAACTGATGTTGAACTCTTATCAAGTGGTCGTGGATATGAAACTACACCAACTATTACATTTTCCACTCCTGATGTCGGAATAAATACAGCAACAGCTACAATAGAATTACTACCAACATATTACGCAATTAAAGAGTCTACTCCAATTTCTGCTGGTATTTGTACGGTTACTTTTAATAATAATCTACCATATTCAGTAGGAATTGGAACTACAGTCCCTTTCTTCAAACAAAGCAGAGTGCTTGCCTCTTCACATTCATTTGAATATATTGGTTCTGGAGTTGATCCAATAACATCATTACCATCCCGTGGTGGCGTTGCTATACAAGAGAATGAAGTTGATAATCGTAATGGTGGATTAGTAATCTATACCAGCACAGACCAAGGAGGTAACTTCAGAATCGGTGAGGGTGTTGTGATTGACCAAATTACTGGAACTATCTCCGGTAATTTCTATTCCAAGAGTTTATTTGCAAACGTCACACCATTAATTCTAGCATTAGGAGGAGAATAAGAAAGTGGCTTTACCGTTAAATGTATTTAAAACCGTTAATGAAATCGCTTCAACTAGCGCGACTGAAATCTATACTGCTCCTGTAGGATACACTGGTGTTGTTTTGATGGCGCAAGCAGCGAACGTTGATTCTACAACATATACTATTACTTTTGCCCACAAGAGAGGTGCTACGGTAACTGAGTTGTTAAAATCTACACCTATACCAGGTAATGATTCTTTGTCATTGGTAACTGGTAGACTTGTTCTTGAGTCTGGTGATAAGATTGTATTATCATCAAATGATTCAAGTAATATAAAAGTTACTATCAGCATCTTAGAAACATTAAACTAATATAACTTATAGAAATGTCCAAGTTCCTTAGCGGCAGACAATCCAATCTTAAACTGGGTGTAGATGGTTACACTAATAGTAAAACAGTTCTTGAAACAACTGGTAGAGTTGCTATTGGAGCTACGGACGCTCAATCATATTCTTTATTTGTTGTAGGTGATACAAGCGTACAAAATATTCGTATTACCAGTGGTATTAGCACTGATGGTGTTGATTATGGTGAGACTTTTCAGTTACTAAGAGCTACTGGTTCTGGAACTTGGGAATGGGCAACTGTTTCTGGATTATTCACTGCGAACAACATTCTTAATGGATTCACTGTAAGAGAAGAAGGAACTGTTGTTGGTACTGCTGCAAGTATAATTCAACTTGATTTCCGTGGTGGCAACATCATTGCTGCTGCTGATCCACAACCAAGTGCAGGTATTGCCACAATTACAATGTCGGACTCTCCGACATTTGATAATCTTTTAGTAACTGGGATATCATCTGTTGGAACTGGCATTACAATGTATGCCTCTTCAGGCATCATAAGTGCTACTAAGTTCTTTGGAGATGGTAGTGATTTAGATAATACTGGTGCTACTCTAAATCCTGCTTCCGGTACGCAGAGACTTGTTTTAACAAGTTTAACTAGCGGTACAATGATCGATGCCGCAACTGATTCGGAACTTACTTATGATTCTTCGACTGATACATTAATTGTATCAAATATTGATGTCGACGATCTGGCAGAATTTGATGATGTAAATGTCGGTTTTGCTCTAACTGTTGCTGGTGCTGTAGATTTTAATGGTAATCTTGATGTTGATGGAATAACTGAATTAGATGATGTTAATGTAGATGGCACTTTAACAGTTAATGGTGTAGCAGATTTAAATGGTAATCTTGATGTCGATGGTCAAACAGATTTAGATCACCTTTCAGTTACTGGTGTATCTACTTTTACTAATACTGTTGCTGTTAATGCTCTCCTCAATGCCAATTCTAATGTTGACATTTCTGGAAATCTTGATGTTGACGGAACAACTGAACTTGACGGATTAAATGTTGACGGTAATACTACACTTGATACTGCTACAGTAGGTCAATTAACTGTTAGTGGATTAACAGATCTCAACGGCAATCTTGATGTCGATGGTCAAACAGATTTAGATCACCTTTCAGTTACTGGTGTATCTACTTTTTCCAATAACATTGATGCTAATGGTGATTTAGATGTTGATGGTCACACTGAACTTGATAATTTAAATGTATCAGGTGTATCTACGTTCGCTAGTGCTGTAAATTTAAATGGTGGATTAGATGTTAGTGGTCATACTGAACTTGACTCTGTAAACGTATCTGGTGTAGTTACCGCAACTGAATTCCATACTGGTGCTGAAGCATCTGCTATAAGAATTGATTCTTCTACCATTTCTGGACCTTCAGTTATAAACATTGACCCAGCTGGTATTGGAAACAATACTGGTAAAGTTGTTATCAAAGGTGATTTCCAGGTAACTGGAACTGAAACAATTGTTGATTCGACAACAGTAACTATTAATGATAAAAATATTGTTGTTGCTGACGGATCTGCTGATGATACTCAAGCAGACGGTGGTGGTATTACAATTGAATCTGGAGATGGTAATAAGACTTTCCAGTTTGAAGCAACCGGTGATAATTTAGGTTCATCAGAGCATCTAAATCTTGCTTCTGGTAAGAGATATAAGATTAATAATATCGGTGTTCTTTCTGCTAATGGACTTGGTAGTGGTGTTGTTAATTCTTCGCTGACTTCTGTTGGAACTCTTAATCAACTTAATGTTTCCGGAATTTCTACTTTCGGAAACTTTGTAGATATAAATGGTGGTTTAGATGTTGATGGTCATACTGATCTTGATAACTTAAGTGTTGCTGGAGTTTCTACCTTTGCGAGTCTTGTTGATATTGATGGTGGTGGTAGAGCGAATACTTTCATTGTAGAAGATTTAACAGACAACAGGATTGTTTTAGCAGGATCTGGTGGTGAACTTGAAGATGATGCTAACTTAACATTTAATGGATCTCAACTTGCTGTTGGATCAGCAATCACTGCCTACGTCGCTTCCGGTATTGTAAGTGCTACTGCTTTCTATGGTGATGGTAGTAACTTAGATAATACTGGTGCCACACTAAACGCTGCTACTGGCACTCAAAGACTCGTTGTCACTAGTCTCACTAGTGGAACCATGGTTGATGCTGCCACTGATGCAGATCTATCTTTTAACTCTACTGACAATACTTTAAACACATATAATATAAAAGTTTCTGGTGGTATTAGTACAGATGGTGCTGATTTTGGTCAGGATGGTCAATTACTTAGAGCTATTTCTGGTGGGAAGTGGACTTGGGCATTTGTTCCTGGAATCTTCTCAGTTAATAATATCCTGAACGGTTTCAATGTTTTAGAAGAAGGAACTACCGTTGGAACTGCTGGTAGTATTCAAACTCTTGATTTCCGTGGTGGTAACATCATTGCTGCTGCTGATTCACAACCAAATGGTATCGCAACAATAACAGTTTCTGATACTCCTACATTTGATAGTTTAACTGTAACTGGTCAGACTGACTTACAATCATTAAATGTTACTGGTGTATCTACATTTGGTTCAAGTTCAGTTACTATTGATGGTAATTCTGATTTAATTAATGTAGGAACTGCTCTTACCTTAGGTCATTCTCAGGGTTTACAATATCACTCTCAAAATTTACATAGAGATGGATTTGATGTAAATCAGATTAACGCTTCCGGGATCGTAACTGCTCTTGAATTCCATGGTGATGGTTCAAAACTGACTGGAATTGCTGTAACTGATCATGTTAGAACTGATTCGTTAGAAGTAGTTGGTGTTACCACATTTTTAGATAATATTCATGTTGGTAGTGCTATTACAATGTATGCCGCAACAGGCATCATCAGTGCAACTCAATTATTTGGTGATGGTTCACAACTAACTGGAATTAATGCAGGTGCTATTCTTGGCACTTCATCTGGTACTCAAAGATTAGTAATGACTAGTCTCACTAGTGGTGCTATGCTTAATGCTGCCACTGATAGTGATCTTGCTTATGATTCTGTCAGTGATAGATTGATTGTTCCAAATATTGATGTTTCTGGTATCGCTACTTTAGGTGGTCCATTAAGCACTGGTTCCACAACAGGTGTAGAAGGTCAATATCTTAAATCAACAGGCATTGGTGTTACTTGGGCATCATTCCCAAGAGTAAGAAATGTTGGTATCAATACCGCCGTAGCAGGTCAGACATCATTTAATTTTACATACAATCCAGAGTTTCTGGATGTATTCGTTAATGGTGTAAAATTAACTCCTTCTGAATATACTGCTTCTAATGGAAGTCAAATCATTCTTCAAACTCCTGCATTTACTGGTGAGATTGTAGAATTCCATACTTACAATGCTACTAGTGTTGGTGGAGGAGGAGGCGGAGGTGGTGGTGGTATCACAGAGGTCGTTAGTGATACTTCACCACAACTTGGAGGAGAATTAGACCTTAATGGTTTTGGTATAAATGGTACTGGAATTATTACTGCTACTAGTTTTACTGGTAATGGTTCTAATTTAACTAATTTAAACGCATCTAATCTTACTTCCGGCACTATTCCAGATGCAAGATTCCCTGCTACATTACCTGCTGTTAGTGGTGCTAATTTAACTAATGTTCTTCATGATATAGTAGATGATACTTCACCACAACTTGGTGGTGGTTTAGATCTTAACGGTAATAGTATTACTGGAACTGGTAATATCCAGATAAGTGGTTCTATTACAGCAACATCTTTGTCTGGCACTGGTGCTAATGTAACTGGAATTCTTACTACAAATATTGTTAATTATGGTGATGGATTTATCTCTCTTCCAGATCTTTCTGTCACAACCGCAGGATCACCATTACAACTTGGTGCTCTTGCTTACAATAATACAAATGGTGTATTTACATTCACACCACCTGATATTGAGGGACAATCACGTCAAGCATTCTCTGTAGGAACTGCCAATACCCCATTACAAATTGGTGCTATTTCTTATAATAGTGGCACAGGCGTATTTACATATACACCACCTGACTTAAGTTCATACGTACAAACCAACAGCAATCCTACATTTACTAACGTTACTGCAACTAATGTTTCTGCTTCAAGTTCTATTACTGCCAATAAGTTCTATGGTGATGGTTCACAGTTAACTGGACTTGTTGCGGCTGGTGTTGGTATAGAAGTTAAAGATAGTGGTTCAGTTGTAGGAACTGCAGGAACTATTGATTTTGGAACTAATTTAAGTGTTTCTGCTCTATCTGCTGGTATAGTTACTGTAACTTCTAATGTATCTACGTATGCTGATAGTGATGTTGATACGCATCTTAATCAATCAACCGCTGCCACAAATGAATTACTAAGTTGGAATGGTGCTGATTATGATTGGGTATCTGACATCAATGTTGGAAACATAAACGCTAGTGGTAATGTAAATGTTGCTGGTGTTCTAACATATGAAGACGTAACAAATGTTGATTCTATCGGAATTATAACTGCTAGATCTGGTATTGATGCAACTGGAACAGTTACTGCCACTACCTTTAGTGGAAGTGGTAGTTCTTTAACATCATTAAACGCCTCTCAACTTTCATCTGGAACTATACCTGATGCTAGATTCCCTGCTACACTTCCCGCTGTTAGTGGTGCTAATTTAACTAATCTAGATGCTTCGGATCTTGCTTCTGGAACTATACCTGATGCTAGATTCCCTGCCACACTTCCAGCAGTATCTGGTATTAATTTAACTAATCTAAATGCTTCTAATCTTAATGTTGGAACTATACCTGATGCTAGATTCCCATCAGTATTACCTGCTGTCAGTGGTGCTAATTTAACTAACTTACCGAGTAGTGGTACACCTACTTGGACTCTTGGTGCCAATGGTGCCAGTGATTATACTTTCACTGGACCTGGTGTTACTGCTGGATCGCAGGACCCAACCATCTATCTGGTAAGAGGGCAGAGTTATAAGTTTGAAAATAGAAGTGGAGGTCATCCATTCCGCATTCAGTATCAGTTCCAAAATACTGGGGGAACTGCTTATAACGATGGTATCACTAACAATGGCGCTAATCATAATACTGATTTGCTATGGGATGTAAGATTTGATGCTCCCGATGTTCTTTATTATCAGTGTACTTCTCACCAGAATATGTCTGGTAAGATTATTATCTTAGGAGACACAAAGATAAATGGATCATGGAGTGCATCTGCTGGTTCCGCACAAGTTATAGATACAATTACAGGTGTCTCAAATAATGCTATCAAGACAGCAGAATACACAATACACATTGAGAATGGTAGCAACATGCAGTCACAAAAAATTCTTGTCATGCAGAATGGTTCAACAGCACATCATCAAGAGTATGCTGTAATGTACACCAGCACAAATCCATTAGTGGAACTTTCTGCTGATATTAATAGTGGTAATCTCAGACTATTGGCAACACCTGCAAGTGGTATTAGTGGAACCACTACCTACACGTTCACTCGCCAGACTATTCGATGAGTTCTCAAACATTTGAAGAGTACAAAGATACTCTTGAAAAGGAACCTACGGATCCTGATGTTAAAAAAGAATATATTGTGGGATGCTATACATCTGATGACTGGACTCATATCCATCAGATTTTGATGGAAGATGGAACTCTTGAAGATAATATTCCACCACAAAGTGTAGATTGTGTTGATGATTATAAACACAGTCCAATCAGAGGTAGATACTTATTAAATGATACTGAGGTAGAGCAACTTCGTAATCATGAAAAAGTAGAATATGTAAATATTAATACTGATAAGTATCCTGGAACGTATGCTGTTGATCCTGTTTTACTGGAGGATATAGAAAGGCAGGACAGATATAGTTCTAACGTTCAGTATTATAAGGATCATTCAAGTAATGGTAGTGGATTTAATTCAACTGATATTACTCGTAAGAATAGAAGCACATATCAACAATTGAGATTGCAGCAAAAAACTAGAGGTTTTTCTAATGATGCTTCAACATTAAATCAAAAAGGTCAGCAATGGGGAACTGGTAAAGACGTTGATGTAATCGTATGCGATCAAGATGCTTGGTTCGGTCACATTGAATTTCAAAATAATCTTGGTGGACCACAAAATTATGTTGGCGGAAACGTATTACCAGGTAATGGATCTTGTGATGTTTTAGATATGATATTGGATGGACCATATTATCTTGATCCTGATTTTTTTGATGCTGATGCTTCTAGAAGAACTACAAGGTGGGATGGAACAACTGTTCCTACAGAATCTGCTGCTAGAAACTGGTGGTATTATGATAGTACAACCTATCGTTCTGCTAAGTTTGTAAGTCCTTCTAATGGTGGCAATGCTACTGGAGTTAATAATTTTGGAACACTGTTCATAACTTCTAGTTACACAAGAGCGACATGTAATGGAAGTAATACTTCATATCAAACTGGAAGTGGATATCATGGGACTCCATGTGCTTCGCAGGCATATGGAAGACAATATGGTTGGGCTTATAATTCTAACAAATGGTATTTGAATTTATACGGAACTGGTAATCCTGGAACAGAAAGGTGTTTTGATTGTATAAAAGTTTTTCATCAAGTTAAACCAGTAAATACTAATCATGGTAATCAAAATCCAACTATAACCAGTAACAGTTTTGGATATCGTTCCATGTCACCTTCATCAAGTGGATATTATTGGTATAGACCTGCCACCACTGATGGAACTACAAATGGAACTTCTTATAGTAGTAAACCAAACTTTCTCAATTATTTCTATCAATCTACGATAAGAACTGAGCTTAGACCAACTTCTATGCTAACTGCTGGTGTGGAAATGATTGATGCTGGTGTAATTATGTGCTGCTCTGCTGGTAATACGAATCAGAAACTTGTCAGTGCCACACATCCAGACTATAACAATTACATTAACTCTTCAGATAGTGTAGCACTTGATTCTACCTCTGTAAGTGCTTATGGATATACTTGGTATAGGACAGTTAATAGGCAAGGATTTCCAGCACAGGTAGGGCAACAAGGAACTGGTAATAGTAGAATTTACAGAACTATATGTGTTGGTGCTTTAGATTCTGCACATTTAAGTAGTAACACAGGTATGGAGGTCAAAGCAGACTATAGTAATATGGGAGATTTGATTGATTGCTATGCTCCTGCTATTGATACTTTAGCGGCTTGTGATGATAATACAAGCACTCGATATAATCGAAACGATGCTTATTATAGAATAGGTAATACAGACTCTATTGAATCTGAGGATTGTATATTCGGTGGAACAAGTTCAGCAACACCAGTAACTTGTGGAATCATTGCTACAAAGTTGGAACATAATCGTACTTGGACCTGGCAAGATGTAAAAAATTGGTTGAGAGATGATGTTGGAACTCAATCTACATCAGATTTTTATCATGGAGGTGAAGCGACATCTGCTACTGATAGTTTGTGGACTAATCGTGATGTGGTTCATGATGATGAAGTGATTGTAGTTTGGGATGCTGTAAGCGGAACTGAACCCACTAGCGATCTAAAGTTCTCTGGTAGTGGTTTATCAATTACTGGTGTTAATCTTAAAATAGTCTAACCTAAATATCTAAAAACTCTGAGAGATGGCAGAAAAGAAGTTTGGTGTAAGAGAGATTAATGTTATCGATCTAACGGGTACTCCCACGATTGAGAGCACAGGCACTTTAAATATTAACGCTGGAAGTGGTTCTGATGTAAACATCAATACAGATCTTAATGTCACTGGAGTTGTCAGTGATACTGCTGGTAGCCTTAGAAATCTTCCTCAAGTATCTAAGAGTTCTGCTTACACTTTAATTGCTTCTGATACTGGTAAGCATGTTAGTATATCATCGGGTGGAGTTACTATTGCCTCTGGTGTTTTTAGTATTGGTGATGTTGTAACCATCTATAATAATAGTTCAAGTAGTCAAACAATTACTCAAGGAACTTCAGTTACTTTAAGGCAGGCAGGAACTTCTAATACAGGAAATCGAAGTCTTTCTTTATATGGAGTGGCAACTCTTATGTGTGTTGCTTCTAATACGTTTGTTATTTCTGGTGTAGGATTATCATAATATGTCAATAGTATCTCAATCAGTTTTTTTAGGTTTCACTCAAGGACTTCCAACATATTCCCTAGGAACATCCTCTACTTCCGTAAATGAAGGTTCTACAGTAACATTTACGACCACTACTGCTAATGTATCTAATGGAACAACATTATATTGGTCTGTAAGTGGTGGTGTATCTTCAAGCGACTTTACTGTCAATTCTACAACTGGTTCTTTTACTATTGGTAGTAACGGACAAGGATCAGTTAGCTTGACATTAAGTTCTGATTCTTCTACAGAGGGAACCGAATCTTTTACCTTCTATGTAAGGACTGGTAGCACTAGTGGAACAATAGTTGCAACCTCACCTCTAATTACAGTTAACGATACCTCAATTAATCCTCAACCATTTAGTGCTAGTTACGTTATTATTGGTGGGGGCGGAGGAGGAGGAAAATTTAATGGTGGAGGTGGCGCAGGTGCTTATCGCACTGCATCATCCACTCTGCAAACAGGAACTAATTATCCTATAACAGTTGGTGCTGGTGCTGCTAGATATGCGGGTCAGGGACAAAATGGTAACTCTTCTACTGCGTTTGGAATAACTGCTCCTGGTGGAGGTGGAGGAGGAACCAGAGGATATAATAATTCACCAGGATATGCTTCTGGTGCTGGTAGTCCAAGTCCTGGTGGTTCTGGTGGTGGTGCTAGTGCATATGATACTCCGCCTGGTGCCCCTGGTGGTGGTTCTGGTAGTTACGGAAGTCCTGGTGGTCCAGCATTTAATGGAACTGGATGGGGTGGTTCTGGTGGAGGTGGAGTTGGTAGTTCAGGATCTTCTCACCCAAATGGTAGCACTGGTGGACCTGGAGGGAGTGGAACTAATATACCATCACCTTTAGGTAGCGGACAGGTTTGTGGTGGTGGAGGGGGAGGAAATTATAATCAGGGACCTGCCGGTAGCGGATCTTATGGTGGTAAACCTGGTTCTAATGGTGGAGCAGGTAGTCCTGCACCAACCTATCATGATGGTACTGGTAATACTGGTGGTGGAGGAGGAGGATGTAATGAATCGGGACCAGGTAGTGCTGGTGGAAGTGGAGTAGTTTTAGTAAGCAAGCCATCAAGTTTTACTGTATCTAATCCTGGTGGTGGTCTTACTTTAAGTACATACCCAACTTATGTTAGAATTACTGGTGGATCTGGAAATCTTATGTTTATATAAAAATGGCACATTACGCACTGTTGGATGATAATAACGTAGTAGTTCAGGTTTTTCCTGGAGTTGATGAATATACTGATGGTGTTGATTGGGAACACCACTATGGCTCTATGCACCAAATGACTTGTAAAAGAACCTCCTATAATACTTGTGGTAATTATCATCGTGCAGGAGGAACTCCATATAGAAAGAACTTTGCATCTGTCGGTTTTGTTTATGATGAGGAGAAAGACGCTTTTATACCTCCAAAACCTTTAGAATCATATGTTCTAGATGAGGATAAGTGTGAATGGTATCCTCCTATAACTCAACCACAATTGACAGAAGGTCAAACTGGGATGTATGTTTGGAATGAGGAAGCATATCAAAATGACAATACCCAAGGTTGGGAATATTTTGACTATTCATAAATAACTAAAAACCTATAATGGCTAACAACAGGGAGTTATCACAACTTGGTTTTATAGTTAATGTCGATGACTCCAATCAGAGTCTTGGCATTGGTTCTAGTGTTGGTATTGGAACAACTTCCCCAGATTATAAACTGGATGTTCGTGGTGATATAAACTTCAGTCAGGAACTCTACAAAGACGGAGTACTTTTTAATCCACAGTCTGGTGTTGGTGTAGGTTTAGGAACTGTTACACCAAACAGTGGAATAATAACTGGAAGAATTGGTGTAGGATTCACTGATATTAACTTTATTGGTAGTGGAATAACTGTTACTGGTTACGGAACGACAGTCGTTGTTGACCTTAGTTCTATTGCTGCTGCTTCTGCCCAATCTGCTCAACAGGGAGGTACAGCTGGAGATGATGTTATCCGACTTGCTATTGCTTTTGGATAAATACTTTGAGGTCTTGAATTGTAGATGTACTAGGTTAACAGATGGCAAATACCTTTAAACTCAAAACAAAGTCTAGTGTTGGTACAACACCGCAAAATGTTTATGTAGTTCCTAGTGCTACTACTACAACTATTATTGGAATTTCTCTTGCCAACATATCTGGAACAGGTATAAATGTAAGTATTGGGGTTGATAGACCAGTTGGGGATAATGTAAAATTACTAAAAGACGCACCAGTTCCTCAAGGTGCTACCTTGGAATTCATGCAGGGTAATAAAGTTGTTCTGGAAACAGGAGATACTTTAACATGTGAGAGTGATGTAAACAATAGCATAGACGTTTCAGTCACCCTTATGGAGATGACCTGATATGGCATTAGATAGACTCACACAGGTACGTGGTGGTGGTATTGAATCACCACTTGAATTAGTTGGTGATCTAAGTGGAAATAATGCTAATTTTGTTGGTGTTATCACAGCATCAACTTTCAGTGGTACAATTATTGGTGATGTTGTTGGAACAGCTTCAACTGCTGGTTTTGCTAGAACATCTTTCTTTCTAGCAGGAACTCCCGATATAGTTGTTGGCACTATTAATGCGACTGATATAACCGCAACATCTTTCTCTGGTAATGGTCTCAATCTAACTTCTTTAGACGCATCCAATCTTGCTTCTGGTATTGTTCCGGATAATAGATTCCCTACAACACTTCCAGCAGTATCTGGTGCTAATCTAACTAATCTTAATGCTTCAAATCTTTCGTCTGGAATTTTACCTGATGCTATATTTCCATCGGTATTACCAGCAATATCTGGCGCTAATCTAATTTATCTTGATGCCTCTGATCTCTCTTCTGGAACTATACCTGATGCTAGATTTCCAGCAACACTTCCAGCAGTATCTGGTGCAAATTTAACTAATCTTGATGCTTCTGATCTCTCTTCTGGCACAATTCCTGATGCTAGATTTCCAGCAACACTTCCAGCAGTATCTGGTGCAAATTTAACTAATCTTGATGCTTCTGATCTTGCTTCTGGTACACTTCCGGATGCTAGATTTCCAGCAACACTTCCAGCAGTATCTGGTGCTAATCTAACTAACCTAGATGCAGGTAACCTGACTGGTTCAATTAGTAATGATAGATTGCCGAATCCTGTTGTAAAAGATCTTACTGGTAATGTAACTGGTAATCTAACTGGTGATGTAAGTGGTAATGTTACTGGTAATGTTACTGGTAATGTATCTGGAACTGCTGGTGGATTGAGTGGCACCCCTGATATAACTGTTGGTGCTATTACTGGTTCCTCAGCATCTTTCAGTGGTAATGTCAATGTTGGTGGAGTCCTTACTTATGAAGACGTTACTAATGTTGATGCAATCGGTCTTGTAACAGCAAGATCTGGAGTTAACATTACTGGAGGTGATTTAGCAGTATCTAACAATGCTGTAATATCTGGTATTCTTACTGTTGGTTCTAGTTCTATCACCATAAATGGTGATGGTAATGAGGTCAAGGTTGGCACAGGTCTTACATTATCACATACTAATGGTGTATTTGTTGGTCAAGTAAATCTTCACAGCACTGGATTAGAACTAGGAACAGGAAATCTTCAGTCACATAATGTCAATTCTAGTGGTATAATTACAGCGACTAGTTTTGTTAAGTCTAGTGGAACATCCTCTCAGTTCTTAAAAGCAGATGGAAGCGTAGATAGCAATAATTATCTCACATCATACTCTGAAACAGATCCTATCGTTGGTGCTGTTAATGGTATTGTAAAATCAAATGGTTCTGGCACAATTAGTGCTGCTACAGCAGGAACTGATTATTTAACTCCTTCTGGTGATGGGACAGATTTAACATTTAATTATCAACAAGCACCACACGGTAGCACTGTAAACATAAGTGTTACCGTAGCCAGTAAAACCTCTGCTCATAGATATCAGAGTCAGGGAAGTAGTCTTGGATATGTCCTTGAAGGAATACAATCTCCATTTTTAACTTTAACTCCTGGAAGAACTTACAGATTTAATTTAAGTTCGAGTAATCAATCAAGTCATCCATTTAGATTTTATCTTGAAGCAGATAGAACTACACAATACTCTACAAATGTAACTACTGCTTCAACATATACTGAGATTACAGTAACAGATACAACACCAACTGTTTTACACTATCAGTGTTCTCTACATGGGTATATGGGAAATGCCATATACTGTAATTCAAACGCGGTTTATACACCAGAGACGATTACTGGTTTAGATGGTGCTAATATAACTGGAACAGTCACTGCCACTACCTTTAGTGGAAGTGGCAGTTCTTTAACATCATTAAATGCTTCTCAACTTTCGTCGGGAACTATTCCAGACGCCAGATTCCCCAATACGCTACCTGCTATTAGTGGTGCTAATTTAACTAATCTGGATGCTTCTGATCTTGCTTCTGGAACTATACCTGATGCTAGATTCCCATCAGTATTGCCTGCTATTGATGGATCTCAACTAACAGGAATTGCTGCGCAGGGAGCTGCTGGATACTGGGAGAAGACAAGTGCTGGTATCAATACTATCACTAATGTTGGTATTGGCATTACGATGCCAGCAACTGATACCTTATTACATCTCAATAAGAGTGATAGCGCACAAGCAACCATACGATTTACTAATTCTTCAACTGGAACCACTCAAGGTGACGGTGCGATTATTGGTGTAAATGCATCTGAAGAATTAAAAATCAGTCACCTTGAGCAGAAAGATATAATTCTCGCCACCGATAATACGACGAGAATGAAGGTTAAGAGTGATGGTAAGATTGGTATTGGAACCAATTTTGATCCAACATTTACACTTGATGTTCAAGGTGATATAAATTTCACCGGCACTCTACTTCAAAACGGCAGTGTATTTCAATCTGGAGGAGGAGGCGGAGGTGGAAGTCCTCTAACCGTTAAAGAACTTTCATCACAGGGTGGATCGACTAATGTAACTGTCTCTAATGTAACGGAACTTCAATTCAATAATGGAAGTGGTTTCAACGTAACTGATGAGGGAAGTGGTGTAGCATTTGTTGATCTTGGCAGTACATTTAATCCATGGTATGTGAGTGGTTCTGAACCTCTAGCAGCAAGTGGTGAAGAACCTGTTGAAATTATCGCTGGACCTGGTATTGCTATTACCACAACACCGGTTGCTTCAGTTGGTATTGGAACAACATTCTCTAAAGCATTAACGATTTCTCAGGATGGTAATGCCATAAACGGAATTGGAACAGCAATTCCATTCACTAATGCTGACTTCTATTATTCTGGAACATTATTAATTGATTCAACCACCACAGTTGATGTTCCAGTTGGTAGTTCTCATATAGCGTATGTAAGACATACAGATATTGAGGTAGCAGATGGAGCAGATTTAATCATTGCTGATGGTGATGAACTTATTCCTGATATTTTAGATATCGCAAGTCCTGCTATCATTGAACCACTTCATAATCCAAGCACTTTAACTGTTGAGAAAAAAATTAATGTTCAAAATAGTGGAACTTTAGTTTCATCTACTATAGATACAATTAACTTTAATACAGATCTAAACGTAAGTGTTGCTGGTAACACGGCAACAGTTAATTCTACTGCCTCTGGTGGAGGTGGCGGCGGTGGTGGCGGTGTATCTGAAGCACTAGCTATCGCATACGCAATAGCATTATAAGAACTAAATAACTTAAGATAAAATTATTGGTAGTCACGCAAGATGGCAAAGAAGTTAGTATATAACTACACGTTTACTCCTGGTGCTTCTAACGCTGGTAAGATTGTAATTAAAGGTAATTACCCAGCTAAGACCTGGCAATTAGTAACTGATGTTGGAACGGGTGGTTTATATCCTCACATCTTTGTTCGTGATGAATATGCGGCAACCACAGGTGCCCTGGAGATAATTAGTGGTGGCACTGGTAATTTAACGATTGCTGTTACTGGCACTTCGTTGAATGAGAACACTGGTGTGATGACTATCACAACCACTACCGCTCATGGATTAAGCACTGGTGCGACGGTCAAGTTCCGTCCGATGTCAGTCACATTTACTTGTGCTAAGGATAATTATTCTACAGACCACACTTATCCTAGAACAACTGACCCAATTTATGATACAGCAGTGCCTATCACTGTCGTTGATGGTGATACTTTTACTGTTGCTACTGGTCGTTCTATTGGTGGTGCGATTTCATCTAACAATGAAATCATCTATAACTTTGCCGATAATGCTAAGGGTGGTTCAACATATTATGATCCGTCTGTAGATGAAACAACATTAACACTTAAATACGATACTTCTCACTTAGATCCTTTAGATCAACTTCAAATCTTCATTGACATCCAAGAAGATAAGATTAATTTTTCAGAAACCTTTACTGATCCTGTAAGTAAGTTAAGAGTTTCAAACCCACAAAACCTTATTGATACTGACTTTGAATATGGTCTACAACCAACTAAGTGGGAAACGGTAGAACTAGTTAACAATATTCCGTCTTTCTTTGCTGACGCAAGTAATTATTCTATTTCCGATGTAACGTCAGTTACCTCAACTGCTAATAGTGAAAACATCACTGTATCAACACTAGAGGATCATGGTCTGACTGTAGGATCTCCAATTGATGTTCAGGGTCTTACTTCAAGAACTGCTGAAGGAAAGTATCTTGTTACAGCAATTATAAGTAACACGCAGTTTGTTTATAAAGCAAAAGCAGTTCAGGAATCCTCAAAAACAATCAACGGAACTTATACGGTTATAACTCCTGGTGAATTCTATTCTGGTTCAGATATTAACATAAAACCAGAAACTGGTATTGAAACTGATGGTGTAACGCCATCTGCTCTAAAAATTAATACTGACTACCATCATGGATTTGAGCGTGGTTCGAGTTTGTATCTTACAAATACAGTTGGTTCAAGAAGATTAACTATTGAAGACACAACAACAGATACTGCTCCTGATGGAAGACCTTATGTTGATTATGTAGACACTCTATCAACAACTTTGACAGTTGATTCCTCTTTGACTGAAACTAGACAAATGACAGGAACTTATGCGCATAAGTTTGTGTCTAGTGATGTTAACATTGCCAATAATACAATTTTTTGGAATAATCATAAGCTTCAAGCAGGTGATGTTCTCCTTTATTCTGCTCCCTCTTCAGGAACTGCTATTGGTGGTCTCAATAATTTTGATATCTATTATGTAAAGTCAACACCAACCACAAACACCGTCACTTTATGTGAAGTTAGCGGCGGCAACTATACTGGTAATGCTACCATTAACTTCAATAGTGCTGGTGATACAACTTACGGCAGGCATGAATTAGTTCTAGGATACGAACTATATTATGCTAATAAGCAATATAGAAGTTATTATATTAATTATCGGACCAGAGCTTATGGTTATGGATCTGGTTCTGGTCGTGACATGAATACACGCTCTACAGATTCTAGCGGAAATAGTGGTTATTGGGGTCTTGGTGGTGAGAAACCAGAAAGATTCTTATTCGCATCTAAGAGTGGATATATTAGTTCTACTTACGTAAATGCATCATATTATGGAACAAGTAGAAATGGTAACTTCCAATTTGGAAGTCCCAATCTCGGATATAATTTCTTAGAAGACTTTGAACGATTTAACTCTACAAGTTCTTATGAGAGATATTGTACTGGAAATGGCAGCTCTTACAATAGTAATTTTAGTTTCCAACAAAGATATTTCCAAGGATATTTTACTGGTAGCACATACTACTGGGGATCTTATGCAACTTCGTTCTCTCTTGGAACTACTTTCTATTTCCCACTAAAAACAGATCCTGAAGCAGATAGTCTATACATACCCAATCATGGAGTACAAACTGGTTCATCGGGAACATTGACAACCACGTCTGGTTCTAATATTGTTCGTAGAACTGATACAAGTAAAGCATATAATGTAACTCCAACAACTACTAGCTTTACTGGAGGAACAACAACACTCACCAGAGTTTCAACTAACAGAATTAGATTGAATGATGCCTCAAGACTTCATACAGTTGCTGGTGAATATCAAATTGCCGCTAACGTTACCAATCCAACTAAGAATAGTTTCTACTTTGATTCTCATGAATTATTTAATAATCAAGAAGTAACTATTAGTAGTAGCACGGGTTCTGTCCCTACATCGAGTAGTGGTCCTGTTGCTTTATCTGATAGTCTTTTACAACCAATTTATGATGCTGTCAAGACTGCCATGGATAGTATTAAAACTGTCATGGGATCTGATTCTGGAAGAATATTATTTAATGGAAGTTCTCATTATTATCCAATTAGAAGTAGCAGTAATTACTTTGATAATGCTTATCAGTATTTTATCTGGTACATGCAATATATGAGAGTTAATGGACCTGCTAGTGTTAGAAGCTCATACTTTGGAAGCACTAATTTTGCTACAGGAACCCCATGGGATCCATTTGCTTCAACTTCACTCGCTGGAAAGGGTTATTATCATATATGTACACCGTATATAAGTAATTCATATACTCCATATCATATTAATATGTGGCAGATTCCTAATCCACAGGATGAAGGTGCTACCACAACTCAGATGTATGTTGATAGTAGATTTGCTTACCACTATGCTAGAAATGGTCAACCAGGATATGAGAATAATAATTATAGTAACTGGATAAACCTCTCTGATGGTTGGCAATATACTTATGAAACAAACTATTTTTCCCCTACTAGTTCTTATCATGGATATCTGCACATGTATATCATCCTGAGCAATACAGGATGGGATGGGCATCAAGCTTCATGGTCAACTAATCTTTATTATCCAAGCAGTCGTTACTTATATGCTTATACTACTGGATATGGCGGAACAAGATATGCCATTGAAGTTATACTTCCTATTAAAGGTTCGGCAAGTAGCAGTGGGTATGGTGTTAATGGATCGGTTATAAACAATGCTACTGTGGCATCTACCATAGTAAATCAAATCAAGAATGACTTAACAAATCCAGCTCTGGCTCCTAATTCAATCGTCCGTGTTAATCCAATTAACAATAATAGATTTTCTATTAAGACTCCTGGTGAAGTTGAATATGATTTAACTAGCTCTGGAACGGCACCAATCGCATTCCAAACTGGTGAAATTACTGGTGGTTTAGATGGGTACTTTACAATTGATGCTAAAGATGCCACTTCATTAACTCATTTTTCCTCTTCTGAGATTCCCAAGAGAACTCTAGATCTCACTGATACAAACATAGTTGATATTGGTGGTATCGTCTACATTAATAAAGGAAACTTCAAAATGAAGAATCAGCAGAAGTTTGAATACACTGCTTCTTCTGGTACAATCCCTGGACTAACATCTGGTCAAACATACTATACTGTTTCTAACGGTCCAGATCACTTTAGAGTTGCGGCATCTGCTGCAGATGCTGAATCTGGATCTGTCATTTCAATTGGAACGACCACATCTGGTAGCTTTACTTTTACTGTTCCATCTATCTCTGGTATTTCTTCTGCGACTGGAACTATTGGCATCACATCAGATTCAAAAACTATTACCGGAACTAATACACTCTTTAAGAGATTCTTTAGAACAGGTGACAATTTTAGAATAAAAGATGAGCAAACACCTCCAGCATATAGAGATTTTGAAATTGCTTCGGTTATTGATGACACTGAACTAACAATTACCGAGACACCTGGTATTGAAGTTATTGATGGAAATTACTACGTAGAGACGAAAATTAACACAAGACCTGACGGTACATTTATTCATAGACCATTTGATGGTGGTGTAGAGATTACTGCTGGTACTTCACCTAACAGTTCTATTGTTAGACAGACTCGTAAGTATTTCCGTTATCAGTCTGGTAAAGGTATTCAGTGTTCTGTTGCTATTAACTTTAATCCATCACGTATTATCAATAACATTGTTGGAACTGGTAATACTGAATTAAGTGTTAAAACTTTTATTGTTAATGTTAATAACAATGAGTTAACTTCATATAATATTTCAGGTAATGATAGAGATGGTAGAATCCTTGGAGAAAACAGTGATATTTCAATCACTAAAGGTGATACTCTTAATTTGATTGTTAATGCTCCATCTCATCCTCTTTGGATTAAAACAGATCAATCTGTAGGAATGGGAAATAGCGTTACTACAGGCATAACAAATAATGGAGCTGATCTTTCTACCATAGTATGGGATACAAGCAGTGTTACACCTGGAACATATTATTATAATTGTCAGAATCATGAGACAATGAGAGGATCTATTCTTGTTGAGACTGCGGGTATTACAACTTCCATTGCTAAAGCAACCACTTCATATCCTCATGGTTTAACGAGAAGGAATAGTGTTACTATTAGAGGTTCTAGTGATGCTGCTTATAATGGCACACATCAAGTTCGAGCATCTGATGATTTCACTTTTGAATATTTCGTAGATGGAGAGAATGATTCTGTCCCTAATGGTGTTATAGAATATAATATTGATGCTTGGAGTAATAGTGCTGTTCGCACAGGTCTATTTGACTATCAGAATGGAATGTTCTTTGAGTTTGATGGAACTACTTTATATGCTGTTAGAAGATCCTCGGTGCAGCAGTTAAGTGGTACTGTTTCTGTTCAACCTAATAGTAATATTGTTACTGGTGCGGATACTAATTTATCGGGTCAATTATCAATAGGTGATTTTGTAGTAATCAGAGGATCTAGTTATAGAGTAACAAATGTTCCAGACAAGACTACGATTCACATTCAACCTGCTTATAAAGGTGTAGCATCTTCTGGTGTTATTGTCACTAAGACTATTGATGTAAGAGTTCCACAAAATAATTGGAACATCGATAAGGCGGACGGATCGGGACCTTCTGGATTTGTCTTGGATATAACTAAGATTCAGATGGCATATATTGACTACTCTTGGTATGGTGCTGGTAAGATTCGCTTCGGATTTAAGGATGCTAAAGGTCATGTCAAGTACATGCATGAGTTCCTTCATAATAATGTTCTTGAAGAAGCATACATGAGATCTGGTAATATGCCAGGTCGATATGAAATTGAAAATACATCTGACGTTCTTCCATCGTTTGTGCCATCATTGTTCCACTGGGGAACTTCTGTTATCATGGACGGTAAGTTTGATGATGACAAAGCATATCTGTTCAGTGCTTCATCAAATTCACTTTCGTTTACAAACGGTGACTCCAACTCAGTAAACGCAAGCAGTGGTTCTTCATTGATAAGAAATTATGATTATGGTTTGAGACAATATAAGTGGTATACTAGAATTCCATTCGCAAGTGCTAACGCTAATAAGTTCTCTTCAGGAACTCCACTTTATACTGATGATGGTGGATTGAATGGTGAACTGGTTGATTATCTGAGTTATTCTGGTAATACAGTTTATGTTCATATCTTTGTTGGAACCTCCAGATATTATTATCAAACACCAGCTTCCTATCCAACAGTTTCTAGTGCGGAAGAGGTATTCATTGGTGCTCCATCATCTGGTGGAGATTTGGTAAATCTTCAGGAAGAAGTCCCTCTTATCTCTATCCGTCTAGCACCTTCCGTTGATAATAACCTAACAGGTTCTCTTGGACAAAGAGAAATCATTAACCGAATGCAGTTACAGTTGAAGCAGTTGGGTATTACTTTATCTCATGACTGTACGGTTGATCTGATTCTTAATGGTGCTATCAGTAATAGAAATTTTGTTAACGCAACTACACCATCTCTTTCAGAACTCGTTACACACGTTACTGGGGATAAAGTTATTGGAGGCACAAAGATCTTTTCCTTAAGAGCATCTGGTGGTTCTGAGAACGCGGCAGGTAAGAGATTATCTGCTACTAATGACTTTGACATCTCACAGATCACTGACTTAGGTAATTCAATTCTTGGTGGTGATGGAACATTCCCCAATGGTCCTGACTTATTAACGATTGCGATTCGCCCTATTGACACTGCTGAAATTAACGCTACTTCTCCTCTGGCAGTCTCTGCCAGGGTTACTTGGACCGAATCTCAGGCATAAATAAGTAAAAACGTGATAAAATAATGTCAAAAGTAAGGGCAGACAATTTTACCGACAGATCTGGAGGTGGAGCACCAAATTTTCCTTTTGGACTGCAAACTGTTGGCATTTTAACAGCCACTGGGTTTAGTGGAAACTTAATTGGTGATGCTGGGGGACTAACTGGCACTCCAAACATTTTTGTTGGATCAATTAATGCCACTGATGGAACCTTCAGTAATAATGTTTCAATTGGCGGCACTTTAACTTATGAAGATGTAACTAATATAGATTCTGTTGGTATTGTAACCGCAAGACATGGAGCAGTATTGGGTGTAACTGCGGATCCTACTAAAAGAAATAAGTTAAGAGAAACTTATTTTGATAGTAGTGGTTCCCATGGATCGTTTTTGAAGCAGTCAACTTACTTAACTACAAGTGCTGCCTCTGGTAATGTAATTCTTAATTTAGAAGATGGAAATGTTTTTTATTATGGTTCAACCAGTAATGCTAACAGTGCATTCTCTATTAACTTTAGATATGATGGCACTACCGCACTATCAACTCAAACAAACACTGGTGATGTAGTTACTGTCACCATATTCTGGTGCTCAACTGGAACGTCATCTTACATTAATGCTGTAGATATTGATGGTGTAACGCAAACTGTGAATTGGGTTGGTGGTTCTGCTCCGTCCGATGGTTCAGGTAGTAATAAATTTGATATTTACACTTTCACAATTTTTGATACGGGAAGTGGTTATTCTGTCTTTGGCAATCAAACAAAATGTTGATTTATGATATATCCTAATTACGTAAAGCAAAGTCCTGTTCTTGGTTTAACAAGTGGTGCTGGTAGTGGTGGAGGTCTAAGTTATTTTACACATTCTGGTGGTGGTGGTGATTCTCTTTATGACTTTAGTTCTTTCTCATTTACAACATCTGGTTTAACTGGAAGAACTGGACCTAACTTGAGCCAATTAAGAACTGCATATGATACTTCAACTTATAGTTGGTTAACTGATACTTCGTTTTTTGATGTAGATAGTAGTGCTCAAGGAGTGCAAATGTGGACTGTGCCTGTAGATGGTACTTATAGAATTCAAGTTGCCGGTGCTTCTGGTGGATATAGTTATGATACCACAAAACAGAATAGGGTTGGAAAAGGAGCTATTGTAAGAGGTGATTTTTTACTCACTCAAGGGACAATTTTAAGAATAGTTGTTGGTCAAAAAGGTCGTCCAGTCTCAACATCAAATCCCGATGGACCTCTCACTGGAGAGTCATATAACTCTGGTGGTGGAGGTGGTTCTTTTGTATTTTTCACACTTTCAGATACTGAACCCTTAATAGTTGCTGGTGGAGGTGGAGGTGGATCATATGATGGATCAGATAGTTATGCTCCTCATGCTTCAATAGACCTAACAGGAAATCCAGGCACTGGTGTAAATAATGATGGTTTTAGCTTGTATAGTGGTCTACTTAGTGGTCAGAATTTAGGATATGGTGGCATCAATAACATCTCAAATAACCATAAAGCAGGTGGTGGTGCTGGATGGAAAGGAAATGGTTTAGGAGGTCATACTAATTGTACCGTGCAATCTCCTTATCATGTTCAAGGAGGATGGTCTAAATCAAAATCTACAGATTCCAGTGGTTCGACAACTAATGGTGGAGCATTTGTAGGAGGATGGGGAGGAAATAATCAAGCAGGTGGTGGTTCTCAGCAAGGTGGATTTGGTGGTGGGGGTGGAGGAACTGGTAGATGTGGTAGTTGTCAGGCAGGTGGAGGAGGTGGATATACTGGCGGTGGAATGGCGTCCAGTAGTAATAGTTCACCTACCAAGGAGGCGTTAGCTGGTGGTGGAAATTATATTATTTCTTCAGCATCTAATAGAACACATATCGGACTTTCATCCGCAGGTGCTGATGGTTACGTCAATATAACTAAGTTATCCTAATCCCCTGATAAATAATTAAAAAAGTAATACAATGTCTAAGGTTAGGGCAGAACAATTTACTAATAAAGCAGGTAACAATGGTCCAAACTTTCCGTTTGGTCTAAGTGGTATTGGTATTCATTCTGCTGGAACCACAGTTCATACTGGTATTATTACAGCATTAAATTTTGTTGGTGCCGGTAACACTTTTTCTGTAACTGGTAGTAGAGTAGATATTAGTATTGCTGGTGGAGGAGGGGGTTTAGGTGAAAGTGCTGTTTCTGGAACTGATGACTTAATTGTATCTGTAAGCAACCAGGCAGAAATAACTTCAAATGTAGTTTTAGAATCAACTGAAGATGACACCTTTATGACAAAAAGAAGAGCATTAGTTATTTCTTCAGGTGGTAGTATTGATGTTGGTAGTGGTGAAGTTATGATTATCAACCCATTTGATATCTAAACATATAAATACAAATAAATTGATCCAAGTAAGTAATGTCCATACTTAGAGTAGATAGTATTCGTGATAGAGCAGGAACTGGTGCTCCAGATTTTCCTAATGGTCTTACAGTCACTGGTAATGTTGATATTGGTGGTGTTCTTACTTATGAAGATGTAACTAATATAGATTCTGTCGGTATTGTTACTGCAAGGGGTGGATTAGTCACCCAAAAAATGTTGAAAGAAGAAGTTAATGTAACTGCTGGTAAGTTAAGTGATAATACAAACATCTATCTTGAGAATGGATGCGTTCATATTTTCACATCGGCGGAATCAACAACATCTACTCCAGCCATTAAATATAATGGATCTACAGATCTTAAAGATAAGATGTCTGTGGGTGAATCAGTGGTAGTAACTCTTATCACTACAGCAAATGCATCAGCGTATTCGGCAAATATTACTATTGATGGTGATGCAGTAACAGAGAATTGGATAGGTGGTAGTGCTCCAAGTGATGGAGGAGGTTCTGGTGTAGATATTCATTCATTTACAATCATTAAAGTTGCATCATCTGGTACAACTGATCAACAATTAACCGTCATTGCAAATCACAGCAAGACTTCTTGAGGAAGAGTACAGATGTCTTTTTTAATATATCCAACTATCAAAGAATCTCCTTTTCTTTCCATGCTTGGAATGGGTGGAGGAGGAACGGGCACTGCTCTAGGTGGTGGTGCTCTTAATATGAAAGAAGATTATAATACCAACACGTATTATGTAATAATTCCATATTATTCATCAGCCGCTCCTGGTAGCAAGAATAGAATGGCATTATTTAATCCTACCACAGGAAAATATGCTGCTGATTTTGAAACTTCTACTAGTTCTGGAAAAATATACAGATTTACGGATACTATTGTAGTAACATCAAATGGTTCTAATTGGTTTAAAACTTATAGTTACAGTAATAATTGGGCTGAATCATCTAGCAACTTTTATAGTGGTTACATTGGCGATGAAGTTAAGATCTCTTCTAATACGTTATTCACAGTTAGTTGGGCATCAAGTGGAAGCTCAACTGCTAATATCAGAGTTTTTTCGGTTGGTCCAAGTGGTCTGACTAATACACATGTTTATTCTCAGAGTAACATAGGCACTCGTAATAGCGTTTATGGTATGATTAATAATCCAGTAATTGGTGCTCAGGCAAATGTTACTGCTTCAACTGGAATACTCAGTTCTTTATCCAGGATACATGGGAAAGCGCCGCATGATAATAGTTCCAACGCATATGAAAGGAGGTTCGTACTTTCAATTAGTAATACTAGCACTGGTCAGCATTCTGTTTCAGGACAGACGTCTAATTCTGGCAATTATTCTCGACCGATTGCTGGTACTGGGTGGGATGGATATTGTTATACATCGGGAATGGATGGTGCAAGAACCTACATTACGAATGGAGGCAGTGCTAGCGGGTGGTCTGGGACACAGGTCACACCACCAAGTGATGGATTCCATGGTGTTGGCACTTTAGGAACTAGTGGCAGATTTCTAACTATCGCGTCATCTGGTGGTACTAGGTATTTTTCTTTTTTGTCATCTGGTGGTAGTTTAAGTTACCAATATACTATTGGTACAAATACTGGCGCAACAGTTCAGCAATATCCTAATGGCGCAGCAACTTGTGATTATGATGGTTCAGCGGGAAATATTAGGGTTAGAATATTAAATGGAAATTCGTGGTCAACAATGTATGCTGCTACCGAATATCCACCGGATCATATGTTTAATTATAATTATAGAAAGATTATAACCTATTAGATCTTATTAATAAATAACTAAAAATTCCAATGGGTTTTACAAAAGTACTTGGAGCGGGTATATCAACAACTACTAATGTACGTGTCGGAGTTATAACTGCCACAAAATTTGTTGGAGATGGTTCTGGACTGAATAATTTACCTAGTAGTGGAATATCTGAAGTGGTTAACGACACCACTCCACAACTTGGTGGAAATTTAGATTTAAATTCAAGTGATGTAACTGGAACAGGAAATATTAATATTACCGGTAATTACACCGGAACAGGATCTGTTAGTGATTCAATGGGACCTGTTAGAAGACTTGGAACTAACACTCAAAGCACTTCATACACTCTTGTTGCTGGTGATGCTGGAAAGGCAATAATTAGAACTGGAGGAGATATAACTGTCCCTAGTTCTGTTTTTACTGCCGGTGATATGGTCACAATTATCAATGATGCAGCAACTAGTGCTAGTGTAAATCAGGGTTCTGGTCTTACAATGTATACTACTTCCGAAGCTGCTACAGGAAATAGAACTTTATCTCAAAGAGGAGCAGCAACTATTTTATTCACTTCTGCCTCTGTAGCGTACATTTCTGGTTCGGGGATGTCTGGCGTATGATGCAGCAATTTCTATTTGGTTTGGGTGATAATGGTGGAAGTGGTGGAGGTGGGAATCTTTTTAACTTCACGAGTTTTACGTTTCAGACTGCTAACTTGACAGGAAGAACGGGACCTACTAAAACTCAACTTTTGAGTCACTATAATACTAGTTCATTTGCTTGGTTAAATAACTCTTCATATTTTGATGTAGACAGCAATGCTCTGGGAGTGCAGATGTTTACAGTTCCTTCTGATGGAAATTATAGAATTATTTGTGCTGGTGCTTCTGGTGGATATAGTTATGATACCACAAGAGAGAATAGAGTTGGAAGAGGTGCTGAAGTTTATGGTGAGTTTTCACTTACTCAAGGGACAATTTTAAGAATAGTTGTAGGTCAGAAAGGTCGTCCAGTCTCAACATCAAATCCTGATGGACCTCTCACTGGACAGGCATATAACTCTGGTGGTGGCGGTGGATCTTTTGTATTCTATACATTATCGGATACAGAACCATTAGTCGCGGCAGGAGGTGGAGGTGGTGGTGCCTATGCTGGACAGAGTGGATATCGTCCTGATGCGGCAACAGACCTAACAGGAAATCCAGGAACTGGTGTAAATAATGAGGGCAATAATACTTTTTCTGGATTACTTTCGGGTCAAAATTTAGGATATGGTGGCATTAATATTGTCAGTGGATTGAATCATAGGGGAGGTGGTGGTGCTGGATGGAAAGGTAATGGTTTTGGAGGACACTCTTTATGTTCCGTCCAGTCTCCTTATCATGTTCAAGGAGGATGGTCTAAATCAAAATCTTTAGACACCAGTAGTTCGACATCTAATGGCGGTCCATTTATGGGTGGATGGGGAGGAAATAATCAAGCTGGCAATGGTTCTCAGCAAGGCGGATTTGGTGGAGGCGGCGGCGGAACAGGTAGATGTGGTAGTTGTCAAGCAGGTGGAGGAGGTGGATATACTGGTGGTGGAATTAATACCAGCACAGATAACTCACCTACAAAAGAGGCACTAGCTGGTGGCGGAAATTATGTTATTTCTTCAGCGTCTAATAGAACATATTCTGGTCTTAGAAATGCAGGTGAGTCTGGATTTGTAAGTATCACTAAATTATAGAAACGTCATTATTAAAGAAATTGGACCATCTTAAACCTGATAAATAGTCTTAACGAAGGTAATCTTATAATCAGATGCCCCTTATTGGAAATCCCTATGTTATAGGGGACACTACAGGCAACTTTAAATTACTTGATGATGTATCGTCGTATACTCTGGCGTTTAACCCAGCTTCGGCGTTATCCATTGGTGCAGATACTTTAACCTTTAATGACCATAGATTTATTACTGGGCAGAGGGTTGTATATAATAATGGTGGCGGAAATAATATTGGAGGTCTCACTTCTGGAACTGCTTATTTTGTAATTAATAATGATCTAGATTCAATTAAGTTAGCGGCATCACATAATGATGCACTCAGTAGTACCTCTATAAATCTTACAACAGGTAGTTCTGGAACTAATCATTCTTTATCTTTGGGATTTGATGGTTTCAATACCAAGTTTAGAGCAACTTTTAATGATGGTATAAAGGCAAAAATAAATGCTGCCGCTCAGATAATAATAAGTATTAATGGTGTTTTACAAAAACCGTATGCAACCTCAACTCCACCTGATGGATATGCGGTAGAACACCCAAGTGTTATTGTATTTTCAACAGCACCAGTAAGCTCTGATGTTTTCTGGGGAAATATAATTGCTAATAGTTTCCCAACTTATGATGTTACCGATCATCGTATTGATAACTTTGTTGGCAATAACACACTTACTGATTTTAATCTTTCTGCTTCACCACCTAACAATCAAAGTCTTTTAGTTACCATTGATGGTGTAGTTCAGTCTCCATCTGATACTACTACAACAAGAGATTATCAAGTTATTGGTAGTGTATTAGTATTCAATACACCACCTTCAAATAGCGTTAAAATAGAAGTTAGGCACCTTGGATTTGTTGGTGCAGTATCCAGTAATGTTACTGGTTTCTACGGAAGAACTGGTAATGTAGGACTGAATACCTCAGATAACATTGAGGTATTAACCGCCAAGATTGGCACCGGAACTACATTTACTGAAGATCTTGTAGTTCAAGGTGATGCTAGAGTAACTGGTATATTAACTATTGGAACAGGAACTATTGTTCTTGATGGTGACAATAATAATATAAATGTTGGAACAGCACTTACATTATCACACTCTAATGGAGTTTTAGTTGGTAGTTCTAATCTTCACACCACTGGTCTTGAGATTCAGGATCTAAACGTTGGTGGCACTGCCAATTTCAATGGTCCTACAAACTTTAATAATTCTGTTAATCTTGATGATGTAGATATTGATGGTCAGTTAGATGTCGACCACATTAGTGTTTCTGGTGTATCTACATTTACTGGACTTGCTGAATTTAGTAGTGGTATATCAGTAACAGGAAACGCATCATTTGCCAATAATGTTAATATTGCTGGTGTATTAACTTACGAAGATGTTACCAACATTGATGCTGTTGGTGTTATCACTGCTCGAAGTGACTTGATTGTTGGTGGTAATTTTTCATCTGTCGGTATATCTACACTAGCATCTTCTGGTGGTATTACTACAACTGGTGGTGATTTATTTGTAGGCGGTAATGTTTCTACAGCCGGAACTGTAACTGCTTTTGAGTATAGAAAATCTGATGGTTCATTAGTAAGTGGTTCGATTGGTATACAATCAGCAGGACAACTTATAGGAACAGGCGTTACAACGTTAAACTTTATTGGCGTAGGTAACACATTCAAATTTAATGAAGCAACAAAAACACTTGATGTAAGTATTTCTGGTGGCGGTGGTGGTGGTTCAATTAGTATCAGCACTGAAGCACCTCAAACTCCAGAGGCTGGTGATTTATGGTATAGTCCTGATTATGGTAGAATTTTTATATATTATGATGAAAGTGAAGTTGGATATGGAACAGATGCTCAATGGATTGATGCCGCACCATTTAATATGCCACCGCCTGATGGTAGAAATTTAACTATCGGCAGACGTACTGGTGCCAAAGTTATAAGTGTTGTTGGTATAGGTCTTTCTATCTTCACACGCATTGGTATTGGCACTGCTAGCTTCTAAATAAATCATAAGGTAACGTAGAAAATGGCGAATCAAATCCCTCTGGTTTTTAATAATACAGTTAATCAGATACAAGAGCTTCCTGCACTGGACAATCTTGACTTGACTGGTTGTGGGATTAGTGGTGCAACCAATATCGCTGCTAGTGGAACCATAACTGCTGGTGATTTTAATACTACATCTGATGAAAAGTTAAAGGATGATGTAAAGATTATAGAAGGATCATTAGATAAAGTAATTCAGATAAATGGAGTTTCATTTAAGTGGAAAGATAATGGTGAAGAGTGTTTAGGTGTTATCGCTCAGAATATAGAAGAGGTATTTCCACAACTTGTAAAAGAAGGTGAGGATCACAAGACTGTAAATTATAATGGATTGATTGGTGTGTTGATTGAAGCAGTAAAAGAACTTTCTGATGAGGTTAAAGAACTCAAAGAAAGATTGGATGAAAAATAATCATCTAATCATAAATACCGAAATAAGGGGGTAGTATAATACTGTGGCTCTAAATTTTCCCACCAGTCCAACTGTAGATCAAGTATATCACGATAGCGGTTCTGGTTTCGCTTACAAGTGGAATGGCACAGTATGGCAAAGCCATAACCCATTTAATAAGGTACAAATAAAAAAGATAGATGATATTTCATCTCAATTTGACGGTAATACCACATCATTTACTATATTATCTTCAGGAAATGCTGTAGCAGCATCTTCTGAATCAATAAGAGTGGTCCTTGGCGGTATTGTTCAAGATCCTGGAGCAGATTATAGTGCCTCTGGATCAACAATAACTTTTGCCACAGCTCCAATATTTGGATTAACTTTTTCTGCTGTATTAAATTCTAGTCCAGTTACTTTTGAAACATATACTGATGGTTCAATAGCACCATCTAAACTTTCAACCGGCAGACCGAACTGGAATACTAACGGTGATCTCCAAGTTTACGCTGGATTAACTGCAGGATCGATTACAGTTAGTACCGGTGCCACCATCAATGGATTGACTTACCCTACAACTGATGGAACACCAAACCAAATATTATTCACTGATGGATCTGGAAATTTAAATTTTGGAGAAGTATCTGGTGCATTCCTTTCATCAATTGTTGGTGATACTACACCACAACTTGGTGGAAATTTGGATGTTAATGGTAATGATATTACTGGAACTGGTAATGTATCCATAACAGGTGATATTACATTAACCGGTGATGCCAGTATTTCTGGTGATGCTAGTATTTCTGGTGGAGTCAATATTACAGGTGTTGTTACTGCCACTGATTTTAACAGTTCATCAGATATTAATTTAAAGGATAATGTTTCTCCAATTGATGATCCATTGATGAAGATTATGTCTATAAGTGGTGTTACTTTTGATTGGAAGGATACTGGAAAGTCTTCAGTTGGAGTTATTGCTCAAGAAGTTGAGGGTATACTTCCACAATTAATTGGAGAGTCTGATGGAAATAAAACAGTAAATTATAATGGACTGGTTGGATTGCTAGTAGAAGCAGTTAAGAATCTGACAATGGAAGTTGAACATCTACGAGAAGAATTAAGGGACAGTATAAATAAATAAAATAACCGCCGAGTGTATTCACGAAGATGGCAATTAAAGTAGGAGGAGTTACCGTCATTGATGACGGTAAAAATATATCCAACATAGCTGGTGGTGCTATCACAGGTATTCAGTCTGGAGGGACTGCTATCGGTGCTGGTGCCACCACTTTAAATTTTACTGGAAGTGGTAACGAAGTTACTTACAATTCTGGAACAAATACTATTGACATCACCATCGCTGGAAGCGGTGGAGGTGGTGGCGGCGGAGGTGGCGGCGGTGCTGCCGGAATACGCACTGAAGTTGCCTATTCAAACGCAGCAACTATCACCTCTGATTTAGATTTAAGTGTAAATGATACTAATTACTTTATGGCTGGACCAATTAATATTGCTAGTGGGGTCCAGATAAATGTTGGTGCTGGAAGCACATTTAGAATTGTCTGAAAAAAATTATTAAAAAGAAAAATGTCAAGAATTAACGTAAATACTATTTCTGGTATTGGTGGAACATTTGTTACCCTTCTTCATGGTGCGACAGGTGATGCATCTCGACTTACTTTCCCACCTACCACCATCGCATTCACCCCCGATATTTTAAGCACTAGTGCTGAAATTAATACAAATATCGTCTTCACTTTTAATCAAAACATTGAGTTTTTTGGGACACCAGGAGATATTGAAATTAGACAAGGTTCCGCTAGTGGATCATTAATTGAAACTTTTGAAACAGGAACATCATCCAGACTTTCTATTTCTGCCAATACTCTTACTATAGATCCAACGAGTAACTTATTGCATGAAACAACTTATTATGTGATTTTACCTCCTGTTGGTATTGCTAATACTCTTAATGCTTTATATTCTGGTAGTGAAAGTTATAATTTTACAACTAAAGTAAACGAGTATACAGTTACCGGTGCCCAAAATTCATTCTCTAGATTAGATCCCGGTTCACCAACCGGATACTACAAGTATCATGTATTTACAGGTACAACAACATTTACAGTTAACAAACCAGCAGCTGAGGCTGTTGATTTATCGTGGATGTTGATTGGTGGTGGTGGTTCAGGTGGAGCCGGTTACAGTCCTTCGAATGTAGGTGGCGGCGGCGGCGGTGCCGGTGGTGTCAAAAATGGAACCGGACCAACACTCAACCTTCCTGGACCAGCTACTTATATATTCACCCAAGGTGGTGGTGGTTCTATGACTACCAATAATCCAACTCCATCAACTGATGGTACTGGTAGCACATTAGCAACCCCTGGTGGATCAGTAAAAGAATCTGTTCTTGGTGGTGGAGGTGGAGGTGGATATCCTTTCCCTAGCCCCACATATGTAAATGGAAGACCTGGTGCTTCTGGAGGTGGTTCTGGAGGCGGCGATCACCCTCAAGATGGACCACAAATTCATCCACAATGGCCTGGGAGAGGGTTCTCAAGTCCACCATCGGTAGCAGGTGGCAGCGGAACATCTGGTCAAGGTAATAGTGGTGGAAAAGGAGCAACAGGATATTGTCCAAATTTAAGTTCTCCTCGGTGGTTCTCTGGCGGCGGCGGTGGAGGCGCTGGTGGTTCAGGTAATAATGCAACTTTTCCATCTAGGTATCAACCAACGCAGTGGCCTAGCTACAGCCAACCACCACAGTATCCTGGTTGGAAATGTTTTGGTGGAGATGGTGGAGCTGGTAAACCAATTCCTGCGTTTAATGGTCCTAATTTATTAGGGAGTATGCCAATACCAGCGTTCCCATTAGATTTTCTTTTGAATACTCACAATACTGGTGTTGGACCTAGCGGATATTATGGTGGCGGAGGTGGCGGTGGGTCTTGTAGTCCTACCTATTTGTCAAATGCCGGTAACGGCGGATATGGTGGCGGCGGACATGGTTCTTACATAAGAACTCCTGGTAATTATGTACCTACACCATTTTTACCTAGTTGGCCAACTCCATCTCCAACTAACAATACTTCTAGACCCGGATACCAGTATTCTGGCGGTGGAGGAGGAGGCGGTCCATCTCCAAACAATTATCAATATGTTGGAAATGGTGGATCTGGTGTTTTCATGATTCGTCATGCTGTGCCTGAATCTTTAAGTTGAGGTATAATTTATGTCTAATATAACTGTAACTAATATTTCTGGACTTAGCAGTTCATCTGTTTACTTTGAGCATGGTATCGCTGGTGATGGATTTGCTTTGTCTTTTTCTCCGGAGGTCTTAAGTTTTTCTCCGGTACCAAATTCTATTGATCAAAATCAACTTACAAATATTAATATAGTTTTTGATCAACCTATTCAATTTTCATTAACAGATCCTGGAGTAATTCAATTAAGGAGTAATAGTGCTAATGGATCTTTAATTGAATCTTTCAATACACAAAATCCTGGATCTCAACTTACTATTACACAAACTAATGTTGCTGATGATACTCTTACAATCAATCCAATAAGTCAATTACCAGATGATACCAACGTATTTGTTGTAATACCTAACGTTGGTATTGCTAATACATTTGGTGGTTTGTATAAGGGTACAGACAAGTATTCATTTAAGACTTTACAGGCACCTTTAAACGCAACTGGTGGAACATACGCATTTAGTCAATCCAATGGTTCATCACCAACCGGATACTTTAAGTATCATGTATTTGTAGGGACTGGTTCATTGAATATGAATGTTCCTATGAAATCATGTCCAACTTTTAATTTAATATGTGTTGCTGGTGGTGGATCTGGTGGTCCCGGATACAGTCCCACTAATGTCGGCGGTGGCGGCGGTGGAGCTGGTGGTGTTATTTCCGGTAGTAAACCTCAATTAGCTGAAATTCCTGCTGGTAATCATATAATCACTATTGGTGGTGGTGGATCAAATAGTCCAGCCACTGAATCATATCCAGGCAATCCATCATCTTTTGGTGATATATTTGAATCTATAGGTGGTGGTGCTGGTGGAAATGGACCCACCCCATATCGTAGGCTCGTAGGTGGTGATGGTGGATCTGGTGGTGGAGGAGCTGGATCATATCAATATGAATGGGCACAACAATATAATCCTCCTCAACCTTTTCCTCAAAGAGGTCATGCGGTTTTTGCTGGTGGAAAAGGTGGTACTGGTCAAGGATATCCTGGTGGACATGGGTGGAAAGGACATACACAACCTCAACCCCAGATGGGTGCTGGCGGCGGCGGTGGAGGCGCTGGCTATCAGGGTACTAACGCATCAGGTCCAAGCTATGGACCCTCCAATGGATATCCATATCCAAACTATGGTTTCCATCCACTTTGGCATGGACAAGGTGGACCTGGTGGTCAGGGTAGAGCTGAGCCTGTGTTTAACTCTCCTAATATAATGCCAGGAGCAACAGGATTACCTACCAAGTGGTCAAGTGAAGTAGGTCCATCAGGTTATTATGGTGGAGGAGGTGGAGGAGGATGCCCCAATAATGCTAATTATCTTCATGCTGGTAACGGTGGCGCTGGTGGTGGTGGACATGGTAGCGCGAACCACTATCCATATCCAAACTATCCTCCCACTTCATATCATGGCAACAATTTTGCTCCCGAATTTCCAAATAACAGAGAACAAACTGAAAGTGGCACAGAGCACACTGGTGGTGGTGGCGGTGGATCTGGAGCCACACATTATTCCAATTATTCTGGTGGTTCTGGTGGATCTGGTATTGTTATCATTAGATATTCAATCCCTTCAACTTTAGCTTAATTTAAAAATGTCAGAAATAAGAGTTAACAGTATTATTGGTGCTGATGGTGTAGGTTCGGTTGATCTTCCAAAAGGGAGTAGTGGTATTGGTACAGATTTAAAGTTTGCTCCACTTATCATAGACTATAATCCTGAGGGTGGGTCTGATGGTATTGCTAATACACAAGATGTTGAATTTACATTTGATCAACCTATTCAATTTTCTGCTACAGCAGGAAACATACAAATATGGCAGAATCAAATTGGATCTCCGGGAATTTTATTAGAAACAATAGCTGTTGGTGGTAGTAATAATCCCAGCAACGCAACGATTAGTGGTAATGTATTGACAATCAATCCTACGTCTATTCTACCAAACAGTAGTAAAATATTTGTTAAAATAGACACTGTTGGTGTTGCTAGCACTTTAGGATCTGAATTTGTAGGTGAAGATAGATATGGATTCACTACAGCATCTGGTGCCTTCCAAATGACTGGTGGAAATGAATTTACCACTGGTGGATACAAATATCATATTTTTGATGCCACAGGACCTCTTGTTGTATCTTCTCCTGGTGCTTCTGCCGTAAATGCTGCTATTATGGTAGTTGCTGGTGGTGGCGGTGGTGGATCTTATCCTGGGGGTGAACGATCTGGTGGTGGCGGTGGTGGCGGTGGTGTTATTCATTACGATGATATATCAAGATTTTCATCTGGATCATATACTGTAACGATTGGTGGTGGTGGTAATGGTCATAAACCATCAAGCACTGTTGTGGGTCAACGTGGAAATGATACTTATATCACAGACATTTCTACATCTTCCGATCTATACAGAGCGTTTGGTGGTGGAGGGGGATATTACGAAAACGCACCATGGCCTCAGACTTCACCCCTTAATCCGTGGAATCCTGGAATTAGACCATCTGATGGAGGATCTGGTGGTGGACGTAATTCCTATGCTCCTACTCCGAATGCACAAACTCAAGGATTAAATTTTGGTGGTTTTGGCACTAAGGGTCAGGGAAGTAGGGGTATGGGTAAAGGAAGTTCTCCATACAACAATAAGTATTACATGACCAGTGGAGGAGGTGGAGGAGCGAATGGTGAAGGTTTACCAGGATCCGAATATACTTCTCCACCAGCACCACAAAATATTGGAATGAGGGGTGGTGCCGGTGGACAAGGAAGGGCAGTCCCCGAATTCCAAGGTCCAGTAATGGCACCACATATTCCTACTGTTTCAGTACCTACTTTTGCTCCTCGTGTGGGTCCACAAGGTTATTATGGTGGAGGAGGTGGAGGAGGTGCAGGTTATTTTCCCACTTATTCCGGTTACCGCTTTCACGGCGGTGCTCCTGGACAAGGTGGTGGTGGACATGGCGGATTCTATGATCCAACTCAACCAAGTCCACATTCTTTTAATGCTCCAAGCCCTAATTATGCTGAGCATGGAGTATATGGTACCGGTGGCGGTGGTGGAGGTAATCGGGGTCCCTACACTTCCTATTATGCTGGCAACGGTGCATCTGGTATTGTTATGATTAGATACTCATACCCTTAAATACTAAATAGTCAAACGATAGGTTCAGATAAATGTCATCTACTTTAAGAGTAAATACAATCACTAATAGCACCGGTGACGGAGCTGTTGATTTTCCTAGGGGAATAACTGGTGATGGATCTAATTTGAACTTTGATCCAAAGATTATCGGTCATACCCCTACTTTCTTTGGCACTGATGTACCAATTGAAACAAATATCACAATTACTTTCAATCAGAATGTTAAATTTTGGGGATCTGGGACTATTGAAATAAGAGAGGGATCATCTTCAGGAACTGTTGCTTTCTCTTTTTCTATTACTAATAATACTGGCGGATCTGGACTGCAGATTGTAAATGAAAAATTAATAATCACACCATCATCAAACTTATCGTATAATAAAACATATTTCGTAGTAATCCCATCAAACGGTATTGCTGGTCAAACTAGTGAAATCTATTTTGCTGGAGATAATACATATTCGTTCCAGACTTTAACAGCTGCATTTTTAATGTCTGGTGGATCACAGGAATTTATTGTATATAATTCTTCATCGCCTACAAATTATTACAAATATCATATATTTACAGGAACATCGTCATTTACTTTAGCAAATCCATCGTCTAGTGCTACAGGATTTGCATTGATGATGGTAGCAGGAGGCGGCGGTGGTGGTGGATATCCTAGTAGCTATCGTGGTGGTGGTGGAGGTGGAGCAGGAGGTCTAATAACAAGAACTGGACCTTCGTTAGGATTATCTGCCGGAACTTATAATATGACTATTGGTGCTGGTGGATATGGATATTATACTCCAAATCCAAATCCATCATATAGCAATCAACAATACTCCCAGCAAGGATTTGATACTCACATAACACCACCAACGTCACCAACCTCATATAACTTAAGAGCATATGGTGGTGGAGCAGGAGGTACCTATAGTGGATATTATACTAATACCGGTAATCTTGTTCCTGAGCCTTCTGGTGCTGGAACTGGTGGTCCTGGTGGATCTGGTGGTGGATCATATTCGCACTATAATATTTCTGCTACTCAACCGAACGTTCACCCCGGTGGTTCTGGTGTCAGTGGACAGGGACATCCTGGAGGTGGTAATACATACTATCAGCCACCTGGAAATGGTTCTGTAGGTGGCGGCGGTGGCGGCGCGGGAGGTGCCGGAGGAAGAGCAAATTCTAATGGTAGTTCCACTCCAAACTCTAATTATTGGTATGCTGGTCATGGTGGACCTGGACTTTCTGTACCTAGTTTCCCATTCATTGATGTATTTTCTGGTGGAATAATTCCAGCACCCGATTTCCCTATGGAATCTCAGGAAAGAACTAACGGAACCTTTGCCGGTGGTGGAGGAGGTGGTGCTGGTCCTAGCAGTGGAAGTAGTGGAACCTATCGTGGATTGGGCGGCAGTGGCGGTGGCGGAACAGGTGGTGGAACTCAAAATCCTTCAGAACCAGATTATCCATCTCCTCCCGGAAATCCTCAAAGCAGTTCTTACGGTGATAATGGTGCCAAATGCAGTGGTGGCGGTGGAGGTGGCGCACGAGAGTCTGCTACTTCATACTATGCAGGAAATGGTGGTTCGGGTCTTGCTATGATTAGATATGCATACCCAGCAGCATTGCTGTAATAAATAACAAAGAAAGAGGTATTAAATTAAAATGGCTCATTTTGCTGAATTAGATTCAAATAACGTTGTGACGAGAGTTATTGTCGTCGCAGACGCTGACACTACTGATGAAAACGGTACTGAAACTGAAGCAGTTGGTGTCGCTTACCTAAAAGGACTTTTTGGTGAAAATACCAAATGGGCAAAAACATCATACAATGCTAACATCAGACTCAGATATGCTGGTCCTGGATCCATATTTGATGCTGAAAAGGATTGTTTTCTTGCTCCAAAACCATTTGATTCTTGGACTTTGAATAGTGCCACGCCTTACGAATGGGAAGCACCTGTAACGATGCCAACTACGACTGGGGAAATGGATGAGCATGGTATAGTTTGGGAGTGGAATGAATCTTCTTATAAGGCAGATTCTACTAAAGGATGGGTGTTAAGTAGTCCAATTCCAACAGAATAATATTTGACATTACATCATAATTGAACTATAATTTAAATTGAACAATAGGAGTGTGAAAATTGGCATTTCAAAGTGTTTGGTACTTCAGTGATATTCCTGAAGACGTTGTCACTATTTTAGAAAAAGATCTTGTAGATAAGTTTGACCATGAAATGGGTGATTCTCGTCTTATGGGTGATGCTCTGAATAAAGATAAGCGCAACTCAAAAAATGCATGGGTTCCATCCTCTCATTGGTTGGGAGGATTCATGTGGCATTATATTGAACGTGCAAATCGTGAAAACTTTTTGTATAATCTTCATTGTATTGATGGAGAATCCATGCAGTACACACAGTATGGACCCGGACAATTTTATGGTTGGCACAATGACTCAGGTCTTGCCTGTCATTACAAACCAGCAAGTGTTGGCAACAGAATGGAAGGTAGAGCACAAGACTTTGTTAACGAGAATACCGAACTAGTTCGTAAACTTTCATTTGTTCTTCAACTTTCTGATCCTGATGATTATGAAGGTGGAAATCTTCAATTACTTGATGAGGCAGGTAAGTCATACTTTGCCCCCAGAAAACGTGGTTGTGTAATTCTTTTTGATTCTCGTACTCAACATCGTGTTCTTCCTGTTAAGTCTGGTCTCCGTAAGTCTATCGTTGGGTGGACTGTTGGTCCTCGTTGGAAGTGAGGTAAATCATGGCAGAAGGAATGAATCATGAGCAAATTCAGCATCAAGAAAGAATTAATAGTGGAACCTCCTGGACAAATAATGAACAATTTGACAAGGATGGATATATTGTTGTAAAAGATTTGTGGGATCCTAAAGAATTATTTGTTCCTGTTCCAGAAATTAGAGGACAAATAAATTATTGGGGTAAAAGAGAAGATCAATACAATCATACACCTCTAGAAGGACAAGTAGAAGGTTCTTTGGCTTGTTATACACGCCCACAATATAAAAGTATTCACTCGGGTATAAGACTTAAGTTAGAGAAGATCATTGGCAGGAAGTTATCTAATACTTACTACTATGATCGTTTTTATTTTGCTGGTCAAGGATTGGCACTTCATGCCGACAGACCTGCTTGTGAAATATCTGTTAGTGTTCACATCAGCACTAATTTTGAGGAGTGTTGGCCACTTTGGATTAAAACTCCAGATACTTATACCGATAAGCACAAAAATATAGTTAAAGAATCTGGTGAATCGCGTTCTGTATGTTTAAACGCTGGTGATGGTATGATCTATAAAGGTTGTGAACGACCACATTGGAGAGATCCACTTCCATCTAGGCATACTGGAAATTATTTCATCCGAAAACTTGGACAAAAAGACGATACTTTTTATCATCAAGTATTCTTTCATTATGTTCTTACTGATGGAGAACGTGCTCAATGTGCTAATGATATGGCGAGGGAATGATGAAAACATTAGAACAAATTTTTGATAATGTGGAGTTGATTGGACAAACTCCAAATATGATCATGAAGGTTCAATTGCCAGACTTCATCTTTGATGAAGTTAAATCTTGGATTGAACCATGTAGGTCAATTAAAGACAATGAATATGCTGAGTTACTTAATCATCGTAACGTAGGTACCGGTCACAATTCATATCAAACTGGAATTGCCAAGAAGTATATCGACAACACTTATTTTCTTGGTTATGTTATTAACATTGCTGAACTGTATTTGAAAACGATCAACCATCAAGGTGTAAATCCGGATGGTAGTTTCTATCGAAAAGTAGTAATGCGTGATAGTTCAGGTCATTATGATGGTTATGATATTTGGATGAATTTCACTTATAAAGGGGATGATAATCCAATACACAATCATGCTGGTAGTCTTTCATCTATCATTTACGTTAAAGATGAAGATAGTCAACCAACAATTTTTCCATCACTGAATTATATTCATCAACCAAAAGAGGGAGAAATGTTGTTGTTCCCGAATCATCTTGAACACATGGTTGAAGAAAAACAAACAGAATCTGAAAGGATTTCTATTTCATATAATTTAAATATACTTCAATCACAGGAACAAAGGTATTGATATTACCGAGCAGTAAAATGCTCGGTTTTTTTATAAATATCTAAAAAGCACATATAATGTCCCAGACAAGAGCACAATTATTATCTCCTGTTGGTATTTTTACTGGTACAGGTATCAGTATAAATGGCATTATTACTGCTACTAGCTTCGTAGGAGATGGTTCTGGTCTTATAAATGTCGCTGGTGGTGGAGGCGGAGCAGGATCTCTTATTGTAAAAGATAGTGGAACCTTAGTCGGAACTATCGGAACGATAGATTTTGGTGCTGGTATGAATGTTACTGATGCTATTGCTGGCATCGTAACCGTAACTGCTGCAGATTCAAATACCACTTATACTCAAGATTCAGTTGCCTCTGGTGATAATGTAAATCTAAGATTGAGTGGTAACGATTCATCTACGGATGATATTTTAGTAACAGCAGGTAATAATATAACTATTACATCTGTAACCTCTAATGGTTTTACCATCAACAGCACATCTGTGGAAGCAACTAAAGTTTTAACAATTGGTGTTAGGACAGGTGCTGCTGTTTCATTTGCACTACCTTCCAGCACATTTAATGTTATTGGAAGAAGTGGGAATAACATTCCTATCACAGTATAATACTAAATAGATAAAAATAGTTCTTTAAAATGGCTGATAGGTTTCCACTAATTGCCAATACTAGTGCTAACCAGATACAAGAGATTGGGTCTGGAGATAACTTAGACTTAACGGGAAATAATATAACAGGTGTTTCAAACGTTGATGCTACCAACATCAGCCTTACTGAAAACATTAATGTTACTGGAGTATCAACTTTTGCTGGGCAAACTTTTATTCCTAATGTTACTGGAGTATCTACGTTTGCTTCTGATGTAGATTTAAGTGCTGATCTTGCTGTTGGTGGAGCAACTAATCTTACTCATCTTTCGGTGAGTGGTATTTCAACATTAGCATCACTTACATTTGCTTCTGTCGGTAATGATACTGAACTTACTGAAGATGGTGGATCTATTGTTATAAATTCTGCCGAACTTCATCACAGTGGATCAAAAAAACTTGAGACTACTAACTCTGGAGTTATCGTAACTGGTGGTGTAACGGCAAGTTTATTTACTGGTAATGGTTCTGGATTGACAGATGTTGTTGGTCAAGGATCTGGTGTTCAGGTTAAAGATAATGGTAGCACTGTAGGTGTTGCCGCAACAATTAATTTCGGTGGTAATTTATATGTTAGTGGTTTATCTAATGGTTCTGTAACAGTATCATCTGGTGGTATTGATTCTGGATATTTTGAACTCAATAGTGTAGGTATTCACACTCTATCTCGTGTTGGTGTCGGAACTGATAATCCAACTGTTCCTTTAGAAGTTCTTGGAAATATTAAATCAAGTGCTACAATAGCAGCACAAGATTTTAACACGACGTCAGATTTAAATCTGAAAGAAAACGTAGAAGATATTGTTGGAGCACTTGATAAATTAAGTAGGATTAGGGGTGTAAGTTTTGATTGGGTTGGACGTGAAGAATCGTCTTTGGGAGTGATCGCACAGGAAGTTGAATCTGAATTCCCAGAAATAGTTTCAAGCACGGAACCAAAACAAGTAAATTATAATGGATTAATTGGTGTTTTAGTTGAGGCAGTCAAGGAGTTGAAGTTGGAAAATGAATTATTGAGAGCACAAATTCACGATATTATGAACACAATAAATAGCTAAAAATTCCAATGTATATCGGAAGACCCCAAAAGACTGGACCCTATATTACACTGGATGATATTTCAAGCCAGTTCAATGGTGTAGATGTAACATTTAATCTTACCACTGGCGGTAGTCCTTTCTTTGCTGATAATCCATATACAGTATTCTTATCACTAAATGGTGTCATTCAAGAACCAGTTAGTGCTTTTACAATTGTTGGTGATCAGGTTACATTTGCTAATCCACCATTATCGAATGCTAATTTCTTTGCCACTGTTCTTGGATCAACATTTAATAGAGAAATAAGAAACGCAACAAGTCTTGCTACTGGTGTTAACGTAACTGCTGGTGATATTTCTTGTAATGCTCTTTCGTCTTCCGGAACTGTATCTGCTACTTCTTTCGTAGGTGATGGATCTCAACTTAGTGGTATTGATGCCACTTCACTTATAGATCAAAACGGCACAGTAAGAGCACAAGCAAATTCTGCTGGTCTTGTCGTTACTGGTATTCTTACTGCCACTCAGTTTGATGGTGTAGATGTTACTGCTCTACGTGATAGTGCCGGTGGTAATATTATAGTTCAGGCAAATCCTGGCGGTGTTGTTATTAATGGTATTGCTACAGCAACTACCTTTGTTGGTAACCTGACAGGTAGTGTAACAGGTAACACCTCTGGAACTGCTGGTGGACTTACGGGTACTCCAAACATCACCGTTGGTTCTGTAACAGCTGCTTCTGGATCCTTTAGTGGTGATGTCAATATTGGCGGGGTCCTCACTTACGAAGATGTCACTAATATTGATTCTGTTGGACTTATTACCGCCAGAAGTGGTATTCATGTTGGAACTGGTGTTACATATACCGAAGACCTTGTTGTTGATGGTGATGCCAGAATCACTGGGATTTTAACAATTGGCACTGGTACGGTTACCATTGATGGTAATAATAACTCTGTTAATATTGGTGCTGGCGTAACATTACATACTATTACGTCATCAGTTAATCAATTAGAAGTTACTGGTGTTTCTACCTTTGTAGGAGTTACTACTTTTGTAAATAGTATATACATTGGTGATACATTAAATGTACCAAATGTTATCATATCCGGTAATACTTTTGGTGAAGATGTAGATACCAGAAACATAAATGCTTCTGGTATTATTACTGCCACAAATGGATTTAATCTTGGAATTAGTTCTACTGGAACTAGTATAACTAATAGTGGTGCAGTAACTACATTAAACTTTGTCGGTGCTGGTAACAGTATTTCATATGATTCCGGAACAAAAACAGTTGATATTAGTATTTCAAGTGGTTCTGATTCTGGTATTGTAATTGTTGACGGTGGAGATTTTAATTCATCCAGTTCTATTGCTGGTGCTGGTTCAGAAATAAACGGAGGAGAATTTACCTAATGGGCGTTCCATCTACTCGTACACCTGTAAGAATTGCTAGGGGTACATACGCAAACTTAAACACAGTTGATGCACTTGCTGCTCTGCAAGAAGGCGAGATATGCTTTGCAACTGACCAGGATCGACTTTATGTCAAAGAGGGATCTGGACTTACTAGCATCTCTGCATCTTCTACAGCTTCACCAACACCTTCTAACATCACTGCATCCCCTGCTTTTGTTAGTGGTACTGGTACTCAAGCTGATCCATTTGTGGTTACTAGCACTGCTGTCCCTTTTAGTGGTGGTACTACTGAAAGTGCTCAAGAAATTACACTGACTGGCACTGCTGGTGACTTTGTTATCTTTACTGACAACAGTGTTTCTGCATCTGGCAATCGTTTTTCTGGACAGGTTGTCGGTAACGTAGATAGCGGTGGTACTTTTAAGTTCAAACTTAAGTACGAAGATACACCAGGCACTACTGTTAATAATACTACTTACAACGGGTTAGTACAAATTGGTACTGCTCACTTCTCATTTACTGTTGTTCAGTCAAATCTGACCGCACTATCTCAATCATCTGCTTCTTCTATTGCTGGAACTGGTGGTGTTGGCAACGTTTTGACTTGCACTCCAGGCACTGCAACTGGTGGCACTGGTACAATTACTTATGCTACTAGATGGCAAAGATCTTTTACTGGTATTGATGGATTCTTTGATATTAACGGTGCTACTGGTAACACATATACTCAAACAAACAGTGACGCAGGTTATTACGTCCGTGCTGTTACAACTGCAACAGATGCGTCGCCTTCTGGTCAAGGTGGTCCTTTGACTTTAGAGCTTCCTAGTGGTGTGTCTGCTCAGGTCCCTACTGGCGCTGCTCCTGTTATTAATAACCTTGTTCTCTCTGAAGATGATACAACTGGTGCCCGTTTTACCAGTAAAGTCTTTTCGGCTGACTTTACTATGGGTAACGACGGCACACCTACAAGCCAAAAGTCTGTTAAAGGGACAGTTACTGCTAACTTTGAAAACTTCCCATCAACTGACTCCGTAAGTAGTACATCTAATAATATACAATATGACCTTTTAGCAAGTAGCAGACAGTACGGAGGTGCTCATACACTATCGTCAACATGGTATTCACCACTAGGTATTCTATTACAAGACCTTGGCACATCCCTGAAGGTTGCTTTTTTCCATGCTACCGGTAGTGGTTCTAGTAATAATATTTTTGAAAAGGAGGTGAATCTTCTAAACGCTAATCTTACACAAGTTGACCAAGTTAATTGGTCTTATTCTGGTGAAGCACGATGGCCTGGAACTTTTACTGCAGGCGTAGACCCTGATGGCCGTCAATATATTAATTGGCCTCATCATAACAACAACAATTACGGCACAACATTCTATTGGGGTGATTCAAATAACCCTAGATACAACCAAAGAGCCTTTGAGTTTACTACTTCAAATGGCACCCATTTTTATATGCCTACAGGTGGTAATTCAAATCGTTTGTACCGTCGTAAGTCAAGCGAGTCTTCGTATTCTTACAAATATACGTTTACAAGTTCTGGTGACAAATATTACACCGTTGCCTGTGAGTTTAATGGAGATTTGTTCCTAATTTGGTATGATAGTAGTTACAACTACGTTCGTTGGGACACAATATCTACAACCAGTTCAAGCTTTTCTGGGCAAATTAATGGGAGTAATTATTCGCCAGGTAGCCTCTTTTCAACGCCACAGCACGTATTTGTACATAAAAACACCCTTTTTATAGCAGCGGATAGTCAGCTCTTTAAACTCAACAACAATACATGGACTCAACTTACAAGCTCTAACTTCTCTGGAAACAGTGTTTATGGTACATTTAGCGATGATACTTATATTTACGCCCAATCTAAATCTGGTAATTCTACACAATGGTGGAGAAGTAACAATTTAGGAGTTACTTGGGTAGCAGATTTTTCCGGTAATTATTACGGTCCTAGTGCGTACTCTAAACAGGGCGGCCAGGAAGGATTAGGTGGTGTTCGTCTAAGAGCTTTTGGATGGGATTTTTACCAGAGTCACTATAATTCTAATTGGGGTTATGCGTTCCATTATAGACAATTTAACCAAGTTGTTGTCACATTTGCCAGCAATAGCCAGTTATCGAGTATAAATATTGGTGACTTCATGCGTGTAAGTGGTGAAACTGATCGTAGAGAATACGCTTATGTTGCTGGTGTGAATGCTTCTTCTAACCAGCTAACTTTAAATATGAACACGAATCCAACAGCTGGGCAGACAATGGAAACCCTTGCTTCGACTGGATCTTCTAGTGCTACTAAGTATTTGGTTATCAACTCTACAGGAAATGTCACAGGATATCAAGGTTCTGATCCAGGTTTTGTTGAAATCAGCCCCGGCACAGCAATTGACCTTACTTTCCCAGCTACATTCCCATCAGGAAATGCTCCTGACGACGAATTTGCTGCAGGCACTGTAATGCAAGTAACGGGTAAGGCTACTAATGCTTCTGCGTCAGATACCTTCAATAGCAACCAAGTAACACCTTCCTAATATGGCATTTACTAACTACGAAGATTTTCTTGCTGCCAAGAAAAAAATGGATACTTACGAGATCCGTGTTGCTGATAATAGCTTGACAGTTGATCAGGCTTATGACAAACTTATAGCAATAGATGTTCGTAAAGAGAGAGACGCAAAACTTGCCGCATCTGATTGGACACAAATGGCAGATAGTCCTTTAGCAGCAGACAAAAAAACTGAATGGGCGGCGTACAGAACAAGTCTTCGAGATCTTCCCTCTGCTACTGGATTCCCGCACACACATTCCTGGCCTACAGAACCAAGCACTTAATAGATATCTGTGCTATAATATCTGAGTGCGACTAATTCAATATGAAATTTTTAGTATATTCAAAAGATGGTTGTCCATATTGCTATAAGGTGACCCAGGTGTTACAATTAACCGGTGAAAAGTATGTCGAGTATAAACTTGGCAGAGATTTTGCTAAGGAAGAATTTTATGAACTGTTTGGAGAAGGTTCAACATTTCCACAGATTCTTTGTGATGATAAAAAATTAGGAGGATGCGTTGACACCATTCAGTTTCTCAGAGAAAAAAAAGTTATCTGATCGGGGCATAAATAAAATCAGTAACCGTGAAGTAAATCGCGGAGTTGATCTTATACTTAATGGAGGAAAGAAGAAGCAATCTAAACCATTCCACATAATCTTTGAAAAGATGGTTTGCTTCTTTAAAAGGGAAGTAACTATCTACTTTGAGTTTTCCTTAGAGACTAGGAAAAAAAGTTAGTTCCCAGAGGTAAGAACAATGTTAGCAGTAAGTTTAGTCTTCGGTTCATTTTTGACGATTCTGTTTCTTGTAGTGGGATTGATAGGAGGTTGGACTGCTAGAGAGTATATGATGAACTATCGGGAAGTACCCAGACCTCACCCCGAGATGTTTGATAATCAGGGTAACCTGATTCCTGATGAGGTTATTGCATTTAATTTTGAAAACTATTATGACGACAGCGAAGAAAGCGACGACAACGAGAGCTAAAAAACCTACCACTACCCGTAAGAAAGCAGTACCTGCTTCACCTATTCCAGATCTACCCAGAAATCCATTTATTTACGAGGTTCTGGATGTAATTTCAAAGCAACGTAGTAAGGTGAAAAAGATTGAGGCACTCAAAAAGTATGAAGCACCAGTTCTGAAAGCACTATTCATCTGGAATTTTGATGAAAGTATAATTTCGGCACTTCCTGAGGGTGATGTTCCATATGCGGCACTTGATAAAGAAAGTGGATTTGGTGGAACTCTATCAGAAAAGATCGCTGATGCAGTCAATAAAATGGAAGAATTAGATACTCGATCTCTTGGTGCTAATGATCAGGGGAAGACCACCATTCGTGCTGAGTATAAGAAATTTTATAACTTTATCAAAGGTGGTAATGATTCTCTAAGCATGTTGCGTAGAGAGACCATGTTTATTAATGTTCTTTCTGGACTTCATCCTCTTGAAGCAGAAATTCTTTGCCTCTGTAAGGATAAGAAGTTAGATACAAAATACAGTCTCACAAAAGAGATTGTTGCTGAAGCATACACTGACATCAACTGGGGAGGACGTTCCTAAGATTATGAAAATTATCCATGAAAATTGTGATCAAGAATTGGCAAACGATAAGACACTGCCAAACAATGCATTTATAATTGAATATAAAGTTGATGACGTATCCTACTATGACATTGTTGTAGCAGCAAAGCAGTCAGAAATATTCGACCACTATTATGATAAGTATAAGAGTGGTTTCATTACCATGAAGCAAGCAGAAGGTAGAATTAGTCCTAAACTTTGGGGCAACGAGCCTCCAAAAAGCAAAAAGAAAAAATGATTGATGTAATATCCATCAAAGATTTCTACCATCCTGATAAAGACCAGAAAGAATCAGTAATTAGTGTCTTAGAACAGAATCGTAAATATGCTAATTATGATTTAGGATTTAATTTTCCTATTATAGATACCAAAGATTTATTTTTTGCCAACTTATATGATCAATTTTTTCTAAAATGTCAGTCTATTTTTGGTAATTTTAAATTATCACTTAGAAATAGTAGAACATGTTATTGTTACCTTGATCGAAAAAAGTATTATTTACCATCAGTATACCATAATCATATTTCAACCTCTACGATTAACGGAGTTTACTACTTAGATGTAGGTGAGGGTGATGGTATTTCTTTCATAGATGATGAATATGATAAAGAAGAAGTTTATAATGTATCCACAGGTGAATTATTAATCTTTGCGAATCATTTGGTTCATAAACCAAATAGACCAACTCACGACGGAATTAGATACTCATTGAACATGGAAATAAAGACTGATGAGTCTGCGGAAGAAATTTTTAGTAGGGATAGGTCTATATAACCATCTCAAATCAAAATTGAGAAGTAATTTCCAAAATCGGCGGAAAAAAAATCGCCAAAATTTTTTGATTTCTAAGATTTTATAAAATTGTAACACAAGTTACATAACTACTTGACTACATAGAGTATAGGAGTTATACTACTCTAGTACGTTCATCCCATGCTCAGCATACTGCTGGCATTAACCCTTGCCCATCATAATGATGCGTCACCTTACGGGTGGCACATAAGTTGTGAAAGGTTTCTACAGAGAAGAATTGAAATCCTTATGGATGACAATTTTGATCGAAGAACTAAGTATAACTTAATAAGTTATCTTAGATCGAAGTTAGAAGGTCAATGCAATCAGACGCTGACATAGGACGCAAGTAAGTCGCGGAACGGAGCGTTCATCCCATGTTTGAATTTTTACTTTACTCTGGTATTCACTGCACCGATGCTAAGGATATGATCCGACGTATTAATGCGAATAAAAGTGTAGATGTTATTATCAGAACTGAGGTGATTGAGACCATAAAGGGATCAACACCTGAGTGTAAATGGGACGCAAACGACTGAAGGAACGGGAAACTCGGATCACCCGAAAGGGTTAAAGGAGAAAAATCACCCAACTTCAGGAGTAAACAAATGAACACACTCACTCTCATCAAAAAGCAAATCGATAAGCAGTCTGCCCTGCGCGATGCACAACTTACTCACACTGCATATCGTGGTGTTAAGTATAATGCTAATCGTGTAGAGTCCAAAGAGACTCACGGCACCTTCTGCTATCGTGGTCGTACTTACACCAAATGAGGCAATCATGGAAGCACTACAAATCACAAGTGTAATCACATTGGCATGTATTGCTGGAATGTCTTTAATCTATGGTGAAATCCTTCTACTACAAAAAGGTTGAGGGATATTAAATGCTGAAGATCAAACTTTATTATGATCTTCCAGAATACGATCCAGAGATTCACGAGCCTGATAGGGTCTTTAGACTACTAACATATCGTGGAGTGACATATGCTAAATGGGTTTTTCTTAAATCCAGAGGCATTCAAAATTGGAAAGTTTTCAAGAGAGGTTAAGAAACCTCTCTTTTTTTTGTCTTTATGTAACAACTATACAAATGTTAGTGAATTAACACAAACAGTGTTAAATATTACAGAATTAAGGAATTCGCTTATGTTTTGAAATTTCTGCCATATTATATTTACATTATTTCAAAAATGCGTGGAGGTTTGATGCACAATCTTATTTCTCGCAATCAATTAGCAGAATGGATTCATTTTGAGAACACGATAGACCGATGTAATGACGAATTAGATCTGGTAAACGACTATTTTGACTGCTTAATTGAATGCGATGAAGACCAGTCTACATGTAAGCGAATCTGCAGAATTCTTTTAGATGAGGGTTGATCACCCTCTTTTTTTATGTGCTATAATATCTTCAGTGTATACACTATTATGGACAAAGAACGATTAAAACTCATCGTCCGTAACTTAGAACTTTTGGTTGATGGGTTGAAAGCAGAGGTGTATTCGGATCCAAGTGCTTATATAGATAAGCGCGATAATTTCGACGATCCTCCACATCATTACAGCGATTACGACGAGGTGTTTAACGATGACGATGGGTATCCCGACTGACAGGGCTAGAAAATATATGAAATTGCTTCGCAGATTAGTGAAGCAAGAACATCTCTACACAGAAGAAAAACTTATAGAGATGAAGAAACAATTGCGAGTTCTAGAAAAAGAACTTGCTATACTGGAGAAAAAAGTATCTAAGGGATTTAAATGAGCGTAAAATTTATCAGTGTGACTCCTGATGCGGAGAAGATGATGGCATATGTTGCCCGCGTCTCAAACCCCAATAATCAAGAAAATCCTAACTACGCCAAATTGTTGGGTTACTGTATTAAGCACAACCACTGGTCTGTGTTTGAACAGGCATTTATGACTCTGGAACTTGAAACTACCAGAGGATTAGCGGCTCAAGTGCTTCGTCACCGTAGTTTCACATATCAAGAATTTTCGCAACGCTACGCTGATAGTTCAATGCTTGCGGACACTATTCCTATTCCTGAACTTCGTCGTCAGGATACCAAGAATCGTCAGAATTCTATTGATGATATTGATCCTTTTGTCAAGCAAGAGTTTGAAATCAAAATTCGTCGTCACTTTGATGAAGCAATGACACTGTATCAATCTATGCTTGATATGGGGATCGCAAAGGAATGTTCACGTTTTGTGCTTCCCCTTGCCACGCCTACTAGAATCTACATGTCCGGTTCATGCCGTTCATGGATTCATTATATCAATCTGCGTACCGCTAACGGTACTCAGAAAGAGCATATGGATCTCGCAGAAGGTTGTAAGAAAGTCTTTATTGAGCAATTTCCAACCTGTGCTGAGGCACTAGAATGGAAGTAAAGATTATTGATGATGCCCTTCCTATTCAAACCTTTGAACTCGTTAAGAGAAATTTATTCTTTAATCCAAAACTAAATCTTTATGTTCAAGGTGAAGTTTCGGGTCATGGTATTGATGATAAAAACAGTTTAGATAATTGGTGTTTATATCATTCTTTTTATAATGAAGGAAAACCCAATAATGATGAATTTTATGATTTACTGAATATTTTTGGTAAGTTTTTGACATTCAAATTAAATGGTAAAACTTATTCGCATAAAGCAATTTTGAGAATAAAATTAAATCATTTTCCTAGAACACAAACTCTATACAAACATCCTTATCATTCGGATACACCATTTGATCATCATTCTGGCATTTATTGTCTTAATACTTGTGATGGTTACACTGAGTTTGAAGATGGCACTAAAATTAATAGTATTGGGAATAGATTTTATACATTTAACGGAAGTGTTAAACACAGATCAACCACCACAACAAATGCCAAGGGTAGAGTCAATTTGAACTTCAATTGGTTATAATAAATAAAACACTTGAATTTAGTATCATGCCCATATATCCTGTTAAACACAAAGAAACCGGGGAAGAAAAGGAATTAAACTTGACAATTTCTGATTATGAGAAATGGAGGAAAGAAAATCCCGATTGGGATAAGGATTGGTCAAAGGGAGTAGCATCTGCTCAGGAAGTTGGAGATTGGCAAAATAAACTTGTTTCCAGAAATCCTGGATGGAATGATGTCCTTGGTAAAGCAGCAAAAGCACCTGGTTCTAGAGTAAAGAAAATTTAGTATGGCAAGAAGAAAAAGAGCATCTGCAGAGCAACCTATTGGGGTTGGACTCACTACAAAACAGATGAAAAGAAAAAAACCACTCAGCCAGGAATACTTGGTTGGTATTGATCCACTATCTGATAATCAGAAGCAACTGTTTGATTCTTATCAAGAAGGAAAACATATCGTTGCCTATGGATGCGCAGGAACAGGTAAAACCTTTATAACCCTCTACAACGCGCTTCGTGACGTTTTAAGTGAAAATACTCCTTACGAAAGAATCTATCTTGTACGCTCTCTTGTAGCAACCAGAGAGATAGGATTTTTGCCAGGTTCCCATGAAGACAAGGCAGACATTTACCAAATTCCATATAAGAATATGGTGAAGTATATGTTCCAGATGCCTAGTGATGCAGACTTTGAGATGCTATATGGAAACCTGAAGTCTCAAGAGTCCATTAAATTCTGGTCTACTTCATTCTTACGTGGAACTACTCTTGATAACGCTATTGTTATTGTGGATGAGTTCCAGAATCTGAACTTCCATGAACTTGATAGTATCATCACTCGTGTTGGTGAGAATACTAAGATCTGCTTCTGTGGTGATGCACGTCAATCTGATCTACAAAAAGATAAGGAAAAGAATGGTATTGTTGATTTTCTAAGTATATTGCGTAAAATGGAATCTTTTGATATAATTGAGTTTGGTGTTGATGACATTGTTCGTTCAGGACTTGTTAAAGAATACATCATCGCAAAAATGGAATCGGGTTTTTAATGTTTAATCATGTTGATGTTAATCTTCCCAGTCTGGAACGTGAAACTATTGATGGTGTAAGATACTATAAAGTTCCAGATGATGAAGAACTCCTAAGACTGGTCTCCATTACATCGGTGACCAGTCATTTTAATAAGGAGATATTTGTTAATTGGAGAAAAAAAGTTGGTAATGAAGAAGCAGATCGTATCACTAAACGCGCTACTAGCCGTGGAACTGATATGCATACTCTTGTAGAATATCATCTTAAAAATGAAGGTCTTCCAAAGGTTCAACCAATATCTGACTTTCTATTCAAGATTTCCAAAGAAAAGCTAAAACTTATAAATAATATTTACGCCCTTGAAGGGTCTCTGTATAGTAAACAACTGGGTGTAGCAGGGACTGTAGATTGTATTGCTGAATATGACGGCGAGTTAGCTATAATCGACTTTAAAACATCAGCAAAACCAAAACCACGAGAGTGGATCGACCACTATTTTGTCCAATGTATGGCATATGGTTGTATGCTATATGAATTGACTGGTATTTCAGTCAAAAAACTTGTAATCATTATGGCTTGTGAAAATGGAGAATGTGTCGTCTATGAAGAGCGTGACAAATCAAAGTACATCAAACTACTCACCGAGTACATTAGAAAGTTTGTTAGAGATAAATTGGAACTCTATGGAACCTAATAAAGAACTAGAAAAGGCAATTGAGAGTAAATTTTTGACTCCATCAAAATTTGCTATAGAAATTGAGAAGATTGTTTCTAACGAGAGACTTAATTACATTGATGCTATCGTTCACTATTGCGAAATCAATGAACTTGAGGTAGACTCTATTACTAAGTTGGTCTCCAAACCTCTTAAAGAAAAACTGAAGTGGGATGCTACCCGTCTCAACTTCATGAAGCGTACCTCAAGAGCAAAACTTCCTCTATGATCGTGACACCCTTTGAAACTTATCAACATTATTTGTCACTAAAAAATCATTTCACTAATCCCAAATACGACTTCTTTAAATACGGAGCAAAGACCCGTGCTAGTTTGACCTCTTTTAACAAGAGGAAAGACAAGTATTGGTTTGAAAAGACTTCTCGTAAGTATTCCGATGAAGAGGTCGTTGATTTTTTGGTGTCTAATTTTTCTGCTGCCGAAAATCCACAAAGTTTATGGATAGGAGAAATCATCAACTCTGGTGAAAGAACTTACGCGGAGTGGATGAAACGTAGGCAGAGTTCAACATATCTTTTTAAAGAACAAAGTAATGATCTACTTTCAGAGAATGAATTACAAGATTTACTTGAGTGTTCTAGGGGGCATCCTAAAATTTTGAAAGCATATCTAGGTGGTAAAATTTCACTAGAAAACTTTGTGATTTGGGATAAGATCTTCAATTTTTCCAAAGACTTTGATAAAAAGTTGAGTGATCCCGTATGGGAAACCGTAAGTCTGAAATTAAAAAAATATGGACCCTTCATAAATATTGATGTGTTCAAATACAAAAAAATTCTAAGGGAATTAGTGCATGAGTGACTTTTTTGATTCTGATATCATTCAGGAAGAACTGAATGAGATTAATAAACTCCAAGAGAAAATCTACGGTTCTCTCTTTGGATTTGGCATGATGGACAAGGAAGAGAAACTTGAGCACATTGAAATTCTTCAGGACTTGCTAGAAAAGCAGAAAGTGATGTATACTAGACTATCTCTTTCAGATGATCCTAAAGCGATTGAGATGAAAGAGAATTTGAGAAAATCAGTAGCAATGATGGGATTCCCACCTGAGACTGATATGACTATGCTTTTTAGAAGTATGAACGCAACTATTGAGGCACTCAAAAAATACGTTGACGCCTGATAGTTTTCTTGCTATACTATCTAAGTAAATCCAAACATCCAATTTATCCGAGGTATCTAATGTCTTTCGCAGACCTTAAAAAGCAATCCAAACTTGGTTCCCTGACCCAAAAACTGGTCAAGGAAGTCGAAAAAATGAATAACAATGGCGGTGGTTCTTCTGATGACCGTCTCTGGAAACTAGAGTGTGATAAGAGCGGCAATGGTTATGCCGTTATCCGTTTCCTGCCCGCACCCGATGGTGAAGATCTGCCTTTCGTGAAACTGTACTCTCACGCCTTCCAAGGTCCTGGTGGTTGGTACATTGAAAACTCTCTGACCACTTTGGGTCAGAAAGATCCTGTATCTGAGTGTAACTCTCTGCTGTGGAACAATGGCACTGATGCAGGTAAAGATGCTGCTCGTAAGCAGAAGCGTAAACTGACTTATATCAGCAACATCTATGTTGTGAAAGACCCTGCTAACCCTCAGAATGAAGGCAGAGTCATGCTGTATAAGTATGGCAAGAAAATCTTCGACAAACTCACCGCTGCTATGCAACCTGAGTTTGAGGATGAAGAGGCAATTGATCCGTTCGACTTCTGGCAAGGTGCCAACTTTAAACTGAAAGCAAAGAACGTTGCAGGTTATCGTAACTACGATTCTTCTGAGTTCGCCGCTCAAGGCGCACTCTTGGACGACGATGACGCAATGGAAGCAATTTGGAAGAAGCAATTCTCTCTTCAAGAGTTTGTTGCTGCCGATCAGTTCAAAGATTATGATACTCTGAAGAAGCGTCTTGATTATGTTCTTGGTAACAAGGGCACTCCTCGCTTCCAAGATGAAGAGTCAGTGAATGAAGAAGAAGAGTTCCGACGTGAAAACCGTGGTGCTACTCCTACGGTAACTTCCACTCCTGGTGACTTCAACGCAGAGGATATCGTGACCTCCAGTTCTTCATCTGATGATGATGACGCACTTTCATACTTCGCCAAACTTGCTGAAGATTGATAGTGAAATATAATCAAATATGCCTTACACTTTTAGTGATTGCGGCATACTTTAATTTGTTATTTAAGTGATGAGTCTTGTGTTCTCTGTAGTCATTAGTTTCTTATTGATTGTCAGAGAACTCTCATCATAGTTCATCAAGGTTCTCATATCATTTAAAAACTGCTGAAGGTAAGAAGGTTTCATCAGATCGATGTTCCTTTTACCTTCATTTTTTATGGTTTCATACTCAAAGTTTGATATACCTACAACAGGACTAATATTATTGCTGACTGAGGTGTATTTTATATTATCTGTTTGTGGTCTTACACCAACGTAGTATGTTGAATTTAAAGTAGCATCATACGGTGGCGGAATGCTAAAGTCTGCTTGAACCTTTTGTCCAGCAGGCACAATAAGTCTTCCTCTACGGTCTCTTACTTCAAACGTTTCATAATGATGAACAGAATTTAATTCAGTTCCGTACTTATCTTCAGAGTAGCGATATAAATCATAATTACTCAGTGGCCATTCATCTTTGATATTTGTTATTCCTGATGATAGAACAACTATCCAATCACGATCGGGTGATCCATAAAGTTTATCTGCTATCACATCTGGTCTCTCACCATCTTGAATTGTGTACTTTGAGAAAAAGGCAACACTGTCCAATACATCATCTTTCAATTTTACTCTACGAAAGAGATTCTTGATTCTTATATACTCCTGTGATGAAGTCTTATGTAATAAGTTTGACTGATATAGAATATCAGGTAGTTCTCTAAAATATGACATCAGAAACCTACTCCATCTGGATGGTCTGCGTAATCTTCCATATAAATTGGATTGATTTCTTTTAGTATTAAAGACATTCTTATGTGAACAGGAGTTCCATCCTGATAGGTAGCATAAGTTCCGGATGCGGTGTAGTCGATGCTTACATTTTCAAGAACACCAAGTTTGAAATTATGAAGAAATGGATGTTTGTTTTCCCCACCAGAAACGTATTCAAATTGGAATACATCTGGTGAATTGATGAAGACACCATTACCTTTTTTGGCAACAGTTGCCATTTTAATAGTTCTGATTATTCTCCTAACCATGTCTCCTTCTTTAGGATCTCTAGGAGTAAAATCAAAAACAAATGGAAAAGATCTTAATGTTACGCTGTTGAAGAGCAACTCCAGATTAGATTGAAGAATTTGACCAGAGGAACGAGTAATAAGTGATTGTGGATTTACGTTAGCACCAAGTTGATTGATAGCGGTAGCACTTAAAATTGACTTAATAGCATTCATTGTGCCAGAACCAACTCGATCTGCTGATCTAAAGATAGAACTTGCTATTTCTGTAGTATTCTTCAATGCTTTCGCTGGATCTTTAATAGCAGCATCTGCTAATGCTAATCCTGCCGCTTGTAATGGATTTAAAGTGTCTTCCGAATATCCTACAGTTAATGAATCTGAGATCTGTTGTGGTATTGGAAGCCAAATATATTTGGAATCTTTTTTCAGTGAATTAGCTTCTGGATCTGATAGTTTTTTATGAAATCGTTCATCTTTCTCCAGCACAGGATCTATACTTGTAACCCCGATTTTATTTCCTTTTGAATCTGTTTGAAATTTTACTATACCTTTATCGCCGGTCAAATTTAATGGATTTTCTATTTGCTTGAAAATTCTTATAAGCAGCATATCTTGATGGTCAACCTCAACATCTAAGGGATATTGAAGGACATCAGCAGGTTTTACCTGTGTTGGATCTGGCGATACATTCAAACCATCCTTGAGGACTGATACATAATCTCTACCCAGGTCTAAAGTGTCACCAAGATCTGTATTATAATTGATAGCCATCTATAGATAGATTTTTAATTATTTAGACGCTTATTCATAAGTGATAACCTAAGTATATCTCTTACCTCAGATTTGTATATTTCATAAACATCACTTCCCACCTCACTCCATGTATATTGACGTGGTTCACGCCAATGAGCACTTAATCCTCTGAATCCCCACTGAAATACATCAGTGACAGCAATGAATGGATTTGAATCGTAAAGAATATTTGGTGTTTTTGCGTTGTATATAAACAAATATATTTTTCCAGGAATTACTTCTCTAGCAGAAGATGGTGTCAAAAGTTCAAGAACTCCCAGCATCCTATCATCAGGATCAGCAAGTCCTGTCATTTCATCAACAGCAGAACGGATTCTATTAACGTTAGTATCTGTATCTGTTGGTCTCTTTGCCATTATTTGATACCTAATTCTTTCTCCGTCATTACTTTAAATTCCCATCTTCTATCTCTACAAAATTCTTGCGCTGCTTTCCACTTTGCTTGATTTTTGGCATATTCATATGCCTCACTAAGATATTTTTTAGTTTGCCTCTTTGGTTTAGATGGTGGAGAACACTGTCTCAGTGGTTTAATTTCTATCAGTGATGATCTGATTTTACCATCTGTATCTTTATACTTGATAAAGAAATCTGGAAAGTATCGATGTATTTTATTATCAACAGGAGACCTATATGGAATAAAAAATTCCTCAGATTGCCACTCTAAAACACTTAAGTTATTATCACAGTAAACCATAAACTTACGCTCCCATAGGGATCTATAAACAATATTAGTAGGATCTCCTTTATATTTTTTGGGATATGATGGTTTGTATTTTCCCCTATATGACATCTAAATAACTAAACAATCACCTATTGGTATTTAGAGTGCCTAGACCATTCCCAAAGAAAATATCGCAAATATCACCAGTTTTATCTCAAGTTGCTCAGAGTTCACACTTTGTATTTGAATTTGGCGGTCTCGCTGCAAACTTAAGAAAGCACTTGAGTGATAGGGGAATGGACTATAGATTTATTAATGATAATCTATCACTATTATGTTGTAGAGCATCCTTACCTGGAAGTGGATTTGCTACTGCAGATGTCATTGGTAACTATCAAGGGGTGGCAGAAAAATTTGCTCATACAAGAACCTTTGTTCAAATTGATTTGGATTTTTATGTTGATACCGCATATAGATCTCTTAAGTTCCTAGAACACTGGATGGAGTTTATTAGTAGTGGCACAGAAACTTCTGCTGGTGGTGTATCTCCGCTTCGTAAAGGGTATTACTATAAAATGAGATATCCAAGTGAATATAAGTGTGATGAAACGAGGATTATAAAATTTGAGAGAGATTACAAAAGATACATTGAATATAGATTTTTTGGTCTTTTTCCAATATCATTAAATTCTACTCCAGTATCATATGAAGGATCAACAATATTAAAAGCAACAGCATCCTTTCATTACGATAGATATTACTCTGGTCAATCACGATCAATAAACGAATTGTTTAGAACTGAAGGAAATAAGGAGGAAAGAGCAGAATCAAATTTTGCTCCTTCTCTATTATCTGGATTAACTCCAGGTGCTGTTTTTAGTACTGGTAATCCTTTTGGAACACTACTTAATCCTTCAGCAGCATCAAAAGCATTTAATAATGATTTGTTTGATGCGGGAACAACAATTTTATCATCATCTCAAATATACAATTCTAACTTTGTAAGTAGTAGTGGTGATGGTTTAGCTAACAGCACTAAATAATTTTACTGAATTGTTTAGGATATTATGCCTTTACCAAAAATTGCCACACCAACTTATGAGTTGGTGATACCTTCGACTAAAAAAAAGATAAAGTATAGACCATTTTTAGTCAAGGAAGAGAAAGTTCTGATTCTTGCTATGGAGAGTGAGGATACAAAGCAGATTGCCAGTGCTGTAAAAGATGTAATCAAAAACTGCATCATCACTAGAGGAGTTAAAGTAGAAGAATTATCCACATTCGATATTGAATATCTATTCTTAAATATTCGTGGTAAATCTGTCGGGGAAGAAGTAGAAGTTCTAATTACATGTCCAGATGATGGCACTACAAAAGTTCCAACAGTAATCGATTTAGATTCAATACAAGTTCAATATGATGAAGAACATTCCAGAGATATAAAACTAGATGATAGTTTGACTCTAAGAATGAGATATCCCTCTATGAATGAATTTATTCAAAACAACTTCGTAGTTAGTGATGTCAATCTTGATAATACTTTTGATATTATTACGTCATGTGTTGAACAGATTTATAGTGAAGAAGAATCTTGGTCTTCAGCAGACTGTACTGAGAAAGAACTTAAAGAATTTATTGAGCAATTAAATTCTAAACAATTTAAAGAAGTTGAAACTTTCTTCTCTACTATGCCCAAACTTTCTCATAAGTTAATTGTAACAAATCCAAATACTGGTGTTGATAATGAGATTATTTTGGAGGGGTTAGCAAGTTTTTTCGGGTAGGTATGGCTCATACAGATCTTGAGTCATACTTTAGAATTAACTTTGCTTTGATGCAACACCATAAATACAGTTTGACAGAACTAGAAAATATGATACCTTGGGAGAAAGAAATATATCTTGCTTTCCTCCAACAATACATTGAAGAAGAAAACTTAAAGGCACAACAGCAGAATGGTTGAGATTTCTCCAATATTTGGTAGAGGACCTAGGATTTCTGCCTCCGCTTACACGGGCAGAGCAGTCGCTCCTATGGCGGTAGATGCTGCTGAGACGAACACGTTAATAACAAAGAATTCATTACAACTTGGTATTGTAGCAAATCAAATTCAAGGTATGACTGTTCAAATGCAGTCATTAGCAGGATCTCTTTCAGTTATTGCTAGAAATTTTCAAGTATCACAAACACTTCAGAGACAGAAAGAACAACAAGAGATTGATTTAGAAAGAAGATTATCTGAGCAGAAATTAAGAGAAGGAAAAGAAAGCACGATTGAAAAGAAGATACAAGCAGCAGCACTAGCACCCGCACAAAGACTTGCTACAAAGGCACAATTCACTTTGGGGAGACTTCAGAATTTCTTTGTCTCCATTTTTGGTGGATGGTTATTAAATCAAGGTATTCAAACTTTACAAGCTTTGAGTGGCAATAATAAAGAAAAACTTGAAGAAATTAAAAATAATGTGTTGAAAAATCTTGTTATTATAGGTGGAACTATGGCAGCAATTAAGTTAGGAGTTGCTGCCATACTTGGAACATTCTCATTGCTTGGTGTTAAATTATTAGCAATAGCGGCAGTTGGTTTATTTACAAGACCTGGTAGACAATTATTGGCGTTTGTATCTGATGCTCTGAAGATTGCTGCTAATGGTATCGCTTCATTTATTGGTAGAGAACCACCATTTCCGGATGCTGGAAAATTAAAAAGTGATGATGATCCAACTTCAGCACCAAATACAAATGATAATTCGGAACCCTCTAATGAATTAAATACTGACCCTGCATCTAATTCAAATCCAGAAATGGACGGAAAAAGCACCAATCAATGGTGGGACTTTATGGATTTATTTTTAGATCCTGGTGAAGAAAATCCTCCTGAAACATCATCAACTACAGAAAACGGAGATCAATCAGGGAATTTAGAAGGAAAGGGTGGATCTTCATCCTCAATCGAATCCCTTCAAAATTCTGCCAATCTTTCAGCTAATATCGCTACTAATATTATGAGTAGTATGGTTCCAAAGGATGATAAATCTGAAGGACCAGAACCACCAGGTCCAACCAAAGAAGCAGAATCTGGTTTAGTAAAAATGACCGCTGATTTTGGCAGTGGGGAAGTTGATTTGAATAAACCAGTAGGTTCTGAAGGAAAAATTGGTAAGAAAGTTCTCGATCCTGAAACAACAGAATTTATTGAGCAAGAAAAGTATATTGGCAAATACGGAAAACTTCCACCATCTATGCTACAGTCTAATGCAAAAAGTCAAGAAGTAGCAAAGAGAGTTTCCCAACCACCACAAGAACCTGGAGTAACTGTAGTTCCATTAGCAACGGGCAGTGGGGAATCAAAACAAAGTGCCGCAACTCCTGCTGCTACTGGTTCTATTGCTTCTGTTAAAATGTATCCAACTAATAATAGTGATAATATGTACACCCTGGGTGCTATGTCTAACTTTAATGTGGTATCAGTCTGATGGCAATAAAAAAATCTCTTCTTGGTAATAGTAACACTATTGAAACCATTCAAAATTCTATTAATGCTTTTGGCGTGAGTTTACGTGCTGCCAATGCCACTTCCTCTCAAATAATTCGTGGATTCACCGAAGGCAATAGACAGAGAAGAAACTCAATAATAAAAAGAAGAGAATTATTCTCAAAAAGAAGAGAAGCAGTTAGAAGAAGGGAAAAAGAAGATCAAATAGAAGCATCTAGAGTAGGTGGTATTTTTAGAAGAACCGCTAAAGTTATAGGCAGCAGCACAAAAGGGTTCCTTGGTAGGATCATGGATTTTATCGGGACAATTTTGGTTGGATGGATTGTTACTAATCTACCAGTTATAATCGATACAGTCCAAGATCTTATTGGTAGAATACAAAAAGCTGCTGGAATATTAAAGAATTGGTTTGAAGGAACAATAAACTTTTTTACAGGATTTACATCTAATCTTGGTGATATAGCAACAAGAGCATTTAGTTTTGATTTCTTAGGTCAAAAGAAACAAATTGAAGAAGCATCTGATAAAGCAAAATCTGGTGCTCAAGCAGTTACTAGAGACTTTTTAGGATTTGAACAAGCACTGAGGAATTTTGATTTATTCAAGATTCTTGGTGATACTGCTAAAAAAATATTGGGATTTGAGGTTGAAGATCCTGAGACTCCTAGCTCTGGACAACAGGGACAAGGACAAGGACAACAGGGGCAAGGACAGCAAGGATCAGACCCGATTCCTTCAGGTGGTAAAGCAAGTCCTGAACAAATAGCAAGAATTGCTAAAACGGCAGGTATTCCAGAAAAGAACATTCCAACAATGGTTTCAATTGCGTTGGCAGAGTCTGGTGGTAATATTGGTGCAAGATACAATCCTGATGGAAATACTGGAGAGGATTCTTATGGATTATGGCAAATCAACATGGATCCTAGATATGCTGATGAGAGATTAAAATTATTTGGTATAGATAGCAAGAAAGAATTATTTAATCCCGTCACAAATGCTAAGGCTGCTTATGAAATATTTAAACAACAGGGGTTTGATGCTTGGACTGTTTATCGCACTGGTAAGTATCGAGACTTTTTGCCTGCTGCCAAAAAAGCAGCAAGTGCTAGCACTCAACCAACCATTTCCAGAGATGTTGAAGATAGCACTAGATACAAAGTAAATGATGATGTTACTCAATTACTTGGTGGTCAATCTCAAGCAATAATTACCTCAACGAAAGGTATGCAGGAAAGTTTTAGAACAAAACCACATGGAGGTATTGATATTGCTTGTGCTGCAGGATTGTTTATTTCACTCACCGCCGATGCTGAAGCAGTTGGAACTAAGAGCGGTGGGGGATATGGTAATGTTATAGATGTTTGGGTTCCATCCCTTGGTGTTCAACTGAGATTTGCACATAATAGTAGAATACTTATATCATCAGGTAAAATTCCAGCAGGAACTTCATTTGCAATCACTGGTTCTACGGGTCGTTCCACTGGACCACATATCCATTTGGAGGCATCTTCTGAAAGAGGTTCGACAAATTATGGTGGCAATATGGTTCCGGCACCTTATGTTTCTCTGATACGTCTAACAAAGGCAAAGATTGAAGGTAAAAAATCTACCACACCAGAAATGTCTAATGGAAGCGGTGGACAATCATTAAACATTGAAGGTGGTGCGAGTAGAAGAGAGGTTGCTCAGGAAGTTACACCAGAAAAGAAAGGATCTATTATCACTGTTCCAATTCCATCAGGATCCTCTCCTTCCGCACCAATGACTCAATCCAGTAGTGGAGAATCTATTTCCATTCCTAGCGGAAATACGTTAAATAGTTTTATTACAAAGACACTTCTTAGAGAGTTAGAATACGTATAATGTCCCTGTCAGATCCTTCAATATATGAAGAAATAGTTATAGAGTCTAACGATGGGTCAACAACTGTTGATCTAAGACTTGGTATTCAATCTATTGACTATTACGAAGATATTTTTTCACCCACAATCACCGTTAAGATACTTGTAACAAATACTGGTAATACAATTAACGGTAAAGGAATATATCAAGGATTACCCTTAAGAGGTGGTGAAAGAGTAACGATGAAGATTAAGGATAGAATGGATATGTCATTCTATGTTTCAAGTATTTCAAATGTTATAACTGATAGTAAAACTGAAAACTTTGTATTAAATCTCTGCTCTAGAGAAGCAATTACTAATGAAACTGCTAGAGTTCCAGTAAAATTCCCAACATCTTCACCAATATCAGCTTCTGCTGAACAAATAATTATAAAATATCTACAGACAAGTAAAAATGTTGAGATAGACCAGTCAATGAACAAGTATGGTTTTATTGGTAATATGAGAAAACCATTTACTGTATTGACTTGGTTGGCATCCAAGGCAGTACCTGAAATGGAAGGTGATGGAACTGCTGGATATTTGTTTTTTGAAACTCAAAGTGGATACAAATTCAAATCTATTGATAAACTTATTTCATCAGAATCTGTTGAAACTTATACATCAACAGAAGTTGTTCCATCTAACAAAGACTTTGAAGATTTTACTATTGTAAGTTATGTAACCAATAGGAATCAAAATTTATCTGAAAATTTAAGATTAGGTGTGTATGCTAGTATGAGAAGTTTTTTTAATCCACTTAATGGCACATTTACACATCCGGAGAAAGGAACTTTTAAGCAAGATGATTACATTGACAAATCTAGAAATTTAGGTGATAAAATAATTCTACCCAAGATTAGTGATACGTCAGAATTAACCCTAGGGGATACTCCAACACGTTTGATTACTGGAGTAATTGATTTAGGAACACAAGAGATTGGTGTTTCAACTGAGGTCAACGCAGATCCATTATTATATCAATCACAAGCACTGTTTAGATATAATAGTTTGATGACACAGACGCTGACACTCACTGTTCCAGGTAATACTAAATTAGAAGCAGGTAATGTAATCGAGTGTTTATTTCCTACAAATACAACTGGTGATGTATCTGAGTTTGACCAGGAGCAAAGTGGTCTATATATGATTAAAGAGTTATGTCATCATTTTGACACTGAGGGAACTTGGACCTCAATGAAACTTGTTAGAGATACTTTCGGACAGCACAATCCAAATAATAAAGAAAAATAATGTTAGAGGAGTCTTTACTAAAAACTAATTTTATTGGAAGGGATGGTTTCCGTTGGTGGATTGGTCAGATACCACCAGAAGAGGAGGAGTATGCTCAACAAAATGATGGCGGCGGATGGGGTAATAGAGTAAAAGTTCGTATTATGGGGTACCACCCATATAGTCTAAATGATCTTCCAAATAAAGATTTGCCCTGGGCAATTGTTCTTTTAGGAACCACAGATGGTTCTGGAGCAGCTAATAGAGCAAAAACAATAGCAGTATCTCCAGGTGATACTGTTTTTGGATTCTTCTTGGATGGCGATAATGCTCAGGTTCCTGTAATTGTTGGAGTTTTTGGTAGAACAAGTCAGGTTCCATCTGATAATTATTTAAGTCCATTTGTACCATTTACTGGAAGAACTGGATCGATAAACAATGATGGTTCTTTTATCGCGTCAAGTGAATCTAATGAGCAGAATACAACTAGTCAACCATCACCGCCTGCCGTAGATAAGAAAACTGCTGACAAAATTAATTCGGAAGTAAATCCAGAAAATGATCCTAGAAAAAAGGTAAATGCTGCATCAAATGTTATTGGTCAAAAAGTAACCGTAGCGTCTACAGATAGAGATAGTGCTCCTCAGAAAATTAAGAATGAAACTGAAAACTTTGTAACAAGAATACAGGAGATCATATCAAGTGTTCAAGGTGGTTTTGATGCTATCAATGTTGGCATTAACAGTATTACTAGTGCCGTTGATGGAGTAAAACAAAGAATCTTTGAAGAAATTGATGGCGTAACTGCTGGAATTCAGAAAAGTGCCACTAAGATGGTTCAGGATATGACAAAGAATCTATCTGAAGCCATGGTTCCTGTCTTGAATGGTGGTCTACAGGTTTTATATGATACTGTTTACGCTACAGTTCTTGCTGCCACTGGCAATCCTATTGCCGCTGATAAAGCAGGCACCATTGCCCAAGCACTGTTTATTTCCCCTGTTAAAGAATTATCTGATGCCATACCATGTGTAGCAAATAATGTTATTAATGGTCTTGGTGATATGATAAAAGGTGTTCTACAAAGTGTTGCTGAAAATGTAAATAATTTTGTATCATGTATTGGAGACCAAGTCATTGGTTCAATAATGAATCATATTATTGGAGGAGTTACTAAATTCTTACAACCATTAATGGGTGGATTGGATAAAATTTTGATGGGATTCAGTCCTCTTGACTTCTTAAGAAGTACTGCTGATGCCATTTTAGGTTTAGCAGATAAACTTGGATGTAATGAAATAGCACCAGAGTTTGATTTAGCTTCTAATGAATGGGTGATAGGAAAGGGAACAACAGATAAAGTTGGAGTACCAGTAGAAGACATTTTAAGAACTGCCAATGAGGCACAAAATTTAGCAGAATTGGCAATCAATACAGTTCAAGATATTGCTGGTGCTACTGGATCTCTTGGAGTATTTGATTTTGCTAATCCTAGTGTCTCTGTTCCTGGATTCAAAAGTCCTCTTGGAGAATGTTTTGCCGGTCCACCAGAACTTGGTGGATGTGGTGGAACAAAAGTTAAAATCTTTGGTGGTGGTATCAATGGAGTCGGTGGTGTTGCTAAAGCAATCCTTCAACTTTCAGATGCTGGCAGAGGTGTTACTGGTAGTTTAATTGGTGTTGATTTAGTTAATGGTGGTGGAGGATACACATTCCCACCATTTGTCGAAGTTGTTGATGAATGTAAAAGTGGATATGGTGCCGCTGCTAGAGCTGTGATTGATTATAATCCAGACTCACCAACGTATCAAGAAATAATTGATATCTATGTTGAATCACCAGGAACTGATTATACCCCTGGTGATGATGAAGAGGATTACATTACTGATGATGAAAATGGTCCTATAATCGTTAAATCTGGAGGTGGATACGATCCTGATGATGATAAAGTTATTGATACTAATGGTAATGAATATGAAATAGAAACAGATGATGATGGTAGAATTACAAAATTAATTAAGATACCTAAAAAGACTGAAGGAGTTGATGATGATCTTGATATTCCATCCATTGAAGAAGGATTAGAATACTTTATTACTTCTAAGAAAGGAATTGGTGCCATCTTACGTCCACGTCTTATCACTAGACCAAAAGATCCTCAAGGTGAGATCAAGACAGTTGTTGATTGTATTTCATCAGATGATCTGCTTGTTGGATATGTTGATGGTAAAGAATACTATGGTCCATTCCATATACACCCATCAAATGGTAGAAAGATGGTAGGTATAATTCATTCCTCCACAAAACACAAATTCATCTATGATACTAAAGAGGAAAGTCTTGGTTCAACATCATATAGTACAGAGACTGGAGGATCAGTTTCAAATGTTACCACTACAGATAGTGTAGATACACCAACTGCTACACCATCACCAACTCCTGCTCCAGAGCCAACTCCAACTCCAACTCCAGCACCATCTCCACCATCACAACAATCTTATGGTAGTGGTGGCGCAGGTGGATCTTCCCCAACACCTTCACCTACTCCTCCATCACCATCACCACCACCATCACCACCAACTCCTCCACCATCCTCTGGTGGTGGTGGCGGATATGGCGGATACTAATAAATATCACAAACGAGGTATCCATGTCCCATAAGTTTTCAAAAAGAAGAGTAGAGTCATACAGTCCTGATTTTAGACTTGAAACCGCAAATCCGCAGATGGGTTTCAATGGTTCAGGTGTGTATGATTTTTATGGGAGAACAGATAATGGTGACGTATCACTACAGGGGTTATGTCAAGGTGGAATTTACCATTTTTATAATGACAGAACTATTGAAATTGTAGCAGGAGCAAAAAATAATAGAGGAAGTGTTGATGTCTGTATCACCGGGATGAAGGGTAGCATTGTCATAAGTGCACTAGAGAATGGTGATGTTAGAGTTTCTGGTAAAGATATTATATTCGATGCTAAAAATAATATAAAATTTAAGTGTGGTGAGAATTTTACAATTGATGCTGGTAATAAATTTGATATTAATGCTAAAGAAGCATATTGTGACGCACCACACTCCTATGGTCCAGATTGTATCGCAACTGAATTTAATGCAAATTCTTTCATGGGACAGGTTTTTTCGGGTCTTGCTGCAGAGGGTATTGCCAGAGCAGCTATCACTGGAGCAGGTGGACCAGGTTTAGTTGGTGTTACAGAAATCGCAAATGGAGCAATTAAGGCACTATCATAATGGATAACAAAGTATTTTTCGATTCTACATTTTATGCTCCGGCATCTTTTTATAGTGATGTATCTGTTGATAAAAATGTAAATATTGGTGCAGCAAGTATTTCATATGGTTCAACTGATAAATCAATAATTATTTTAAATAATGGTAACGAAAAGGTTCGTATTGGAATTGATGGAGAAATTGGTGTTGGTGGTGCTAATTATGGTAATACAGGTCAAGTATTAACCTCTAATGGTTCTGGAAGTGCTCCTACATGGCAAAATAATTCTGGTTCTGGAGGAATTATTTCTGTTAAAGATTACGGTGCTGTAGGAAACGGTAGCACGGATGACACTAGTGCTATTCAATCAGTTCTTGATGATCCCGCCAATCACAAAGCCATTTACTTCCCTGCTGGAGATTATGTTATTACCGCACCTCTAACTTCATCTTTAAATGGACGTAAAATCTATGGTGAGGGTACTATCACTACTACTGCTGCTGCCCTCGCTGCTGCTTCTGGAAGTCCTGAAGTGCTGTTGAAAGCTTTTGTATTTACGGAAGCTGAATATGTTGATTTCTCTTTGGACTGTAACGGTAACAACTTAATTGAGATTTTTGCACAGTTTAATCGTTGTTTAGATCCACACATTCACCATTGTAGAGTTAGAGATCTGGAATCACCTGTTCATCCGACAGGTGGTAAAGCTATTGCATTTGAATTGTTCAACAAATCTGATACTAATAATAATCCTCCATTATTTACTTCCATTGACACTGGAGCAAAAATTACTGATAATTACATTACCAATCTAATTGCCCATGATCATCCAACTATCCAAGGAAGAGGAATGGCAAGAGCAGTTGCTTTTGATACTGATAGAATACTTAGTAAACCTATTTTAATTGCTGATAATATTATCGACACTGTTGCAGGTAATGAGGGTGATGCAATCTCAGTTATGAGTGTAGCACCTGACGATGGTAATAGCCAAACTCTTCCTGTTTATTACAATGCCAACGTATTCATAACTGGTAATCATATTAAAGACTTTAACCGTCGTGGATGTAAAATTAAGTTCAACTCCGCAGTAATTTCTAACAATACTTTCTATAATACCTGGACTTCATCTCCTGTTAATGATCAAGGTGTATCTGTTGTTCAAGGTGTAGTTGATCTGGTCAACGGATCTGACCATATCGTTAGTGGTAACAAATTCGTTAACACTGAATATATGGCTCAGATTAGAATTGCAACTGAACAGGCTGATGATGGTGGAAATCCACCAACTGTTTATGAGTATGAAAAAGTAAATAACTGCGTTATTAGAGATAACGTTTTTACTCAAATTAGTGGTGAAACTACTGGTACTTTAATTTTTGTTTCATCCTCTAATTCTGCTGATACTGCTAATCAAGGAACAAATTTAACTATTAAAGGTAATTCCTTTGATGTTCCTGGATATAGTGGATTATGTATTAGAGTAATTCGTACAAAAAATGTAATTGTTGTAGACAACGCTGGTATAATTGGTAGTAGTGCAACTGGAGTTCATATACCATCTTCCGGTCTTGTTACCAATAGTATCATCGATAATAATAATTTCTTAGTGTCTCAGTAACACCCTTGACTCTCCGACCCAAATGGGTTATAATATTGAGGTATTCAACGGAACACACAATGAACGAAACTTATGTTTCAGGTGTGATAATTGACATTTGTACCCGCACATTTTTTCTTTACAGTGATGATGGAGACTCTGAAATTGTAGAGTGTGAAAATGCCATTCAATTTATGAATGTGTTAGAAAAATGCACGACACATTTGAATGCAGATCAAATTGAATATGCAGATTTATCGTTGAAGGAATGATGGAAATTTTTACTTTGAAAGAATGGCAAGAGAATTTTGATGAACTCTTCGCAAGAGTTGAAAATGGAGAGCACATAGGTATTGTGCGAGAAGATGGTACAGCAGCAGTATTCGTGCCAGCAGATGATGAACTGCTGCGAATATACAAGGATGATAACAACGAAGCACAGTAATCACGAATCATCCGGGACTGTCGCCTAAAGGTAAAGGCCCTCTGCTTATAACGGAGTGATCTGGGTTCAAGTCCCAGCAGTCCTATTTGCTTCCTTAGCAATCTGGTGAATGCAGCAAACTCATAATTTGCCTAAGGAGAGTTCGATCCTCTCAGGAAGCATTCGACGGGGAATGAGTTCGCCCGCGACGGTGCTAACCACACTGTGATCTAGAGAGTTGGTTACTTTCTTTTTGCTCCGCTACAGACTGTCAGTATGTTGGGTGTAGTGCCCCATAGCAAGCATACTGATAAGTGTAGTGTTCTGCGAGTATGGTGGAATCGGTAGACACACCAGACTTAAAATCTGTTGAGCATTACGCTCGTGGGAGTTCAAGTCTCCCTACTCGCACTAAATACCTAAAAAGAGGTATCATGAAGAACGTTTTTGAGGTTAGCTCGTCTCTAGTTTGGTATAACGATGAGAGAATGATCGTCAAGATGTACTTCTTAAATGATATCCCATTTACTTTTGATGAATTGCCTGTTGGTCATCTTTGGGATCAAGACTTGGTTAAAGAAGCAAATGGAAATAAGAGTTTTGACGTAGATGATGTTTACAGAGGATCTAATTATTTGATGCAAGAAGCATGTCATCCATGCTTTGATTCAATTGAGATTTCAAACCCAGAAGTATTGCCAGAAGATCTAGTATCTTATTTTGACGAGGAAGATTTAAGGGGATAAATAAAACATAGAAATCTAACGGTTGTCAGAATAAGATGCCTCTTAATAAGCTTGAGAATTTTATCAAGAATGCTGAAGGTCGCATTCTATATGTAAACCCTAATGACCTTGACTCTACTGATGGTATTGAAAACCAAGGTAATTCATTAACAAAACCCTTCAAAACTATTCAGAGAGCACTGCTAGAGTCGGCAAGATTCTCATATTTAAGGGGTGATGATAATGACTTAGTAGAGAAAACTACTATTCTTGTGTTCCCTGGTGAGCATTTAATTGATAATAGACCCGGTTATGCAATAAAAGACGTTGCCAATAACGCTATTTCTGTTGCACCAAATGGCGCAGAATCTGCTGCTCAAAATGAATTAACACTTACTCTTAATTCTAATTTTGATTTAACTCAAGAAAATAATATTCTCTATAAGTTTAACAGTATCAATGGTGGTATAATTATTCCCCGTGGTACCTCTATTGTTGGTCTAGATTTAAGAAAGACTAAAGTCAGACCAAAATATGTTCCAAATCCAACTGATGATAACGTTCGTAGTTCTGCTATCTTCAGAATTACTGGTGCTTGTTATTTCTGGCAGTTCACTTTCTTTGATGGTGATGAGGCAGGATTAGTCTATACTGATCCAATTGACTTCTCTACAAACAATAGATCTAAACCAACTTTCTCACACCACAAACTTACTTGTTTTGAGTATGCTGATGGTGTTAATATCCCAGGTGGATATTCGCTTACAGACCTTGATATGTATTACAGCAAGGTTAGTAACGCATTTAATAGAGCCTCTGGAAGAGAGATTGATCAGAAGTATCCAGCGTCTCCACTGTCTTTTGCCAAGCAACGCCCAGAATGGGAAATTGTTGGTGCTTTTGCCTCTGATCCAATCACTATCTCTGGTATTATTTCTGGTGATGGATCTACTCCATCCAACGTTGTTACGGTCGAGACTCAATCTGCTCATGGTCTCAATGCGGGAACACCAGTCAAAATTAAGGGTATCAATGTAGAAGATTATAATATCTCAACAAAAGTAGTTTCTGTTATTAGTGAGAGAAAATTCACATACTCTTTACCATCGGTAAGGGCTAATCTACCTGCTGGAGCTCCTGCGGGTCTGGCACCAGGAAACGGTGCCGCTGCTATTATTGAAACTGACACTGTTTCTGGTGCTTCACCATATATCTTCAATGTTTCTTTGCGATCTGTATATGGTATACAGGGAATGCATGCTGATGGTTCCAAAGCGGATGGTTTCCGCTCTATGGTTGTTGCTCAGTTTACCGCCGTCTCTCTTCAAAAAGACGATCGTGCCTTTGTAAAATACGATCCATCAAATAGAAGATGGAGTGGTATTGGATATGGAAGAGTCAATGGAGAAGCATTATCACAAGAATCGTCTTCAAGTAATGATGCCACAGTATTCCATCTAGATTCTGATGCTGTCTATAGGGATGGATGGACTTCAACCCATATTAAGATGTCAAACGATTCGGTCATTCAGATCGTTTCTGTGTTTGCTATTGGTTTCCATAAGCATTTTGAGTGTTTGAGTGGTGGTGACGCATCTATTACTAACTCTAACTCAAACTTTGGTCAATTCTCCTTAGCTGCTGATGGATTTAAGAGGGCAGCATTTGACAAAGATGATAGAGGTTATATAACTGGTGTTGTGACTCCTAGATCTCTTGGTAATAGTGAGGTAGAAATTGAATGGGCACAATTTGATCTTGCAAAACATGACGATACGGGATTTCCAGAAAGAGTTTATTTGCTGGGATATACTGTTGAATCAGAACCACCCCCAATTATTGCTCAAGGATTTAGAGTTGGTGCCAAAGTAAATGACACAGTATTCTTAAAGGATTCTAGCGGCGCTACATTTGAAGCCACGACTTTAATGACAGATACCATACCAGTAAATGGTGGTAGTAATACTGTTACTGGTTCTGATACTTCTGCTAAAGTTTTCACTGGAATTACTCTTGGAACTGTAAATGGTCAAACTGTTTATTCCTGTACTCAAGCTCACAATCTGTCTGATGGAGAATCTATCAGAATTTTCAGTGAAACTGGTGATTTACCTGAAGGATTAGAGAGTAATAAAGTTTATTACGCTGTTACTAAATCTACTTCAAATATTTCGTTATCTAATAATCAATTCCGTATTGCTTCATCGGTTACTAATGCTAACCTCGCTGAACCAATTACAATTAGAAGTTATGGCGGGGTTCAACTTAGAGTAGAGAGTAGAGTTTCTGATAAAAAAGCAGGTGAAATCGGTCATCCAATTCAATATGATTATAGTAAAGCAAACTGGTTTGTATACGTATCCGGTTCTAATAATACACTGACTAGTAAACTTACTCAGTTGGAAGCAGATGGTGCCAATTCTAACCCAGTAATTACAGAAACCGAAATATCTTACTTCCGAAGAATTGAGGATGGAAGAAGTATTGATGAAAAAATTTACAAATTGCGTTATGTTGTTCCAAAAGAACTTAACAATTCTAGAGATCCAGTAACTGGTTTTGTCTTACAAGAATCTGCTACTGTTAATGTAAGAGATGCTAGTGATTTTAGCATCACAAGTATAACATCACAAGATTATGATTTTGATCGTAATCCTAGATTTATTAGTAGTTGCACTTATACACCATCAACTGATACTATTAGAATCACAGCAGATAGATCTCATAGTCTCAAAGTAGGTGATTTTGTAAATCTCAATAATATCCCTAGTACAAATAATTCGGCAAGTAGAGATAAATTTGGATTTAACGGAAGTTTTGAGGTAGATACTATTGTTGATGGTAAGACATTTACTGTAAAGGATACTGATGTTTTTGGAATTGCTCGTGATCCTGGAGATCCTATCATTGATGTTCAAACGAGAGACAAGAATCTACCAAACTTCTCTAGAAATGATATAAGGAAAAATCATTACATCTATCGTGTAGAGACGGTTACTCCTTTTATAAAAGATGTACAGGATGGTGTTTACTATCTTTATGTTCTCAATGCTGATAATAAAGTTTCACAAGCGAGTGGTGAATTCTCTAGTTTCAAATACAGTCAGAATATTACTGATCTTTATCCACAGTTAGACAGAGATAATGAGGAGGATAATCCACCAGCAGCAGCATCCTACGCAAAGAGAACTCCTCTTGGAGAAGTTGTTACCAATGACTTAAAGAGAAGTTTGACCAGAGAAACTATTGACTCTTTCTTTGGAGCATATTCTCTAGGTAATAGAATTGTAGGTGTTACTGATAATGGTAACAATACTAGAACTTTAACTCTTCTTGAAGAGCATGGTTTGAATAGCATACACTTTGATGCTGATTCTACCAGTTTTGCTAATGCTGGATCTGGTCATACTCCTGGCACATATTATAATGTAAAATTATTCAATGATCCTTCTTCACCATCAATAGCAATATGGGATGGTGCCACAGCAACTGTCACGATTGATAGTAATGGCGCTGCTAGCCAATATACTGTCATAGAACATGGATCTGGATACACTGCGAACGAAACTCTCTACTTTGATACAACAGTAATTGGTGGAACACCATCTGCCACTTCAGCATCCATTACAGTTGCCTCTACTAATATAAGTGATGGATCTGATAGTTATGTTCAAATAACCGGTATCGGAACTGCCACTGGTGGATATTATAGGATTGATGGAAGTAGTGGATCCTTACAAAACAAAAATCAAATTGTTATTAAAACACATACTAGCTCTCCTGAAATAAATCCAGGAGAATATGTTACTGTAGTTGGTAAAGTTAAACAACTTACTTCTATTACTGGTTCTTCTGGCAGTGTCTTTACCGCCTTGTCGGCTGAAGAAAATAATTTATCAAACGGAAATTCAATTGAACTTTTAGATACTAATGATGTAAGTTTAGGTAATTTTGTTGTTAGTTCTATTGAAAAAAGTAGTGGGGACTGGTCTTATGGAATTTTCTCTGATGTCAATTTAACAGGTGCTAAGTATTACTTAAAACATGCATTATCTGCTAATGATGCTAGTGCTGATAATTTTGGTGAAAACATTGGAACTAGACTTCATACATTCTTTGATAATGAATCACTAAAAGTCGGTGGAACCACTGATATTGATATTACACAAACAAAAATTCCATATACAACAACCTTATCACATATTGGATCTAGATTCCCTCTCGGATGCTATATTCAAATTGATAATGAAATTATGAGAGTCAGATCGTCGACGATCATAAACAATGAATTAGAAGTAATTCGTGGTTCTATGGGAACCATCGCTGAGAGGCACCAACCAAATTCTGAAATCAGGAAAATTAAATTACTTCCTATTGAACTTCGTAGACCATCTATTCTTCGTGCTTCCGGTCACACCTTTGAATATCTTGGATATGGTCCTGGTAACTACTCTACAGGTCTTCCACAGGTTCAGGTTAAGACTCTTAGTGAAGATGAAGAGTTCTTGTCACAATCACAAGAAACTGCCGGTGGAACAGTTCTATACACTGGTATGGATAGTGACGGTGACTTCTATATTGGAAATACTAAGTATTCTGCTCAATCTGGAGAGCAAAAAACATTTGATGTTCCAATTCCAACCATCACAGGTCAAGATCCAAATACACTGAGTGTTGTATTTGACGAAGTTATTGTTAAAGATAGAATTCTGGTTGAGGGTGGTAAGTCTAAACAATTACTTTCGCAATTTGATGGTCCTGTAACATTCTCATCAACAGTTAGATTCAGTAAACCAATGACTCTAACTTCTGTTCCTAAGTCTCTTAGGACAAATGGATCAGTTGACATTGGTTCCGAAACTGACGCTAATAACTGCACTGATCAAAATGCAGCACTGAGAGTTTCTGGTGGTGCTGCTATTGGAAAGAGTTTACATGTTTGTGAAAGAGGGACATTTAATTCAACAAATAATATCAACAGCATAAGTAGTGGTGGTGGTACTCCTAGTGGGTTCTTTGGTGGTGGCGTACATGTTGGAAAAGATCTTTATGTTGGTGATGATTTGTGGGTTCAAGATCAGTTACAAGTTAATGATCGTGCTCTTGTAGAAACCCATATTAGGATAGGTGGTGATTCTAATTTAAGTGGACATTATCCTTCATCTAACCTTCTAGGAGGAGTCTTAGACCAGGGTCTTCAACCTTCTGTAGATGCTTCTGATTCTGGTGGTTTTGGTGTTGGTATTGGTTGTAAAACCCATGCGTTTGCCGAAGCACATATTGGCAGAATAATGATAGGTTACTATGATTCTAATTCTCCAACTACTAGTGGTAACCAAACAATCACAACTAGAAGTGGTGAATTAAAGTTAAGTGCCGAGCAAGGATCCTCAGGTAGTAAAATTGAAGCTAACTCTAGATTCGAGGTTACTGTAACTGATAATTCTACCAGTACTTCAACCGGTGCTCTGAGAGTTGAAGGTGGTGTTGGTATTAAAAAAGATGTTTTCGTTGGAGGTGATTTAGAGACTGCTTTTGTTAGAATTGACGGTAGAACAATTGAACCAAAATCTGGAAATTTATCTATTGGTAGTAATAGCAGTAATACCCAGGTAAAAGGTGATATAAGCGTAGCTAGTGCTGCTAACTTTGCTGGTAATACAGTTCAAATTACTAGTAATAAAGTCAAAGCAGCTACCTTTGAAGGTACCGTAGATATCGCAGAAACCGCAAATAAAGCAAAAGTTTTTGGTCCTGGCAGTGGCGGTGGAGAGGGTTATATGATGGTGGTTGATGGAGCTGGTCCCTCCAAAAATCTTGAAATGCATACCAATGCCCGATTTAATGGTAGTACATTTTCTATATCAAACTCTGACATTACCCAAACTAATCCCTCCCAATTTGTCAAGTTAATTGGTACTAACGGAAATATCGAAACTACTGGAAATATCGATATTGATGGAAATGTCAATTGTAATCAAGTTCGTGCTGCTGGTGACATTTTTGCTTTCTTAAGTTCTGATGAAAGATTGAAGGATAATATTTCTAAGATTGAAGATCCTTTAGCAAAAGTTGTTTCTCTGGGAGGATACACCTTTGATTGGAATGAAAAATCTGATAATGATGGAACTGAAACAGGTGTTATCGCTCAAGAGGTTGAATCACTTGGATTGCCAGGAATTGTCACAACTAGAAATAATGGATACAAAGCAGTTCGTTATGAAAAACTTGTTCCACTTTTAATTGAAGCTATTAAGGAACTAAATGATAAGGTTTCTTCTCTTGAAGATAAACTAAATAACTAGAAAAGCATCCTGAGATGGCGAATTATAACAAGCAGTTTAATTTTCGTAATGGTGTTCAAGTTGATGATGATAATTTAGTAGTAAGTCCTACTGGTTTGGTTGGAATCGGCACTACGGTTCCAACTGAATTGCTAGATGTTCGTGGTGATGCAAAAATCTCTGGATTTGCTACCGCAACTGAGTTAAGAGGACAATCTTTAGTTGTCTCTGGAATATCAACATTTAAAGAAATTAAATTACAATCTGATAGTATTATTGTTGGTAGTGGTGTAAGTATTGGTAGCGGTATTGTAACTGCTCCAGATCCAACCGGAATTGTTACTTACTATGGTGATGCTAGATACCTTCAAGGTATGCCAACTTCACAGTGGTTAGATGTTGATGCTGGATTGGGATTCATTAGCATCTATAATGTTGGAAATGTTGGTGTAGGCACCGATGACCCAAGATTTATGCTTCAGATTGGTGGAAATACCGACACGTCTGTTGCTGGATTTGCCCCTGGTGTTGGGATTAGTTCCGAAGGGAATGTAATAGCAACAGGGATCGTAACTGCTTCAAGTTTTGTTGGCATAGGTTCATTACTAACTTTACTTAACGCTGATGAATTAGTATCTGGAACTATTGATAATGATCGACTGCCAGAGGACATACAAATAACAGGTATTATAACTGCCAATACTTTTAAAGGTCAACAACTTAATGTAACTGGTCTAGCAACTGCTTCTAATTTTAATGGAGATTTAACTGGAGATGTCACTGGTAATTTGACAGGTGATGCGATAGTAGTTTCTGGTATTGTAACTGCTAATACTTTTAAAGGTCAACAACTTAATGTAACTGGTCTAGCAACTGCTACCACCTTCAATGGTCAACAACTTAATGTAACTGGTCTAGCAACTGCCTCTAGTTTTATTGGTAATTTAGAGGGCGATGAGATAGTAATTACTGGAATTATTACAGCAACTTCATTAGACGGTGATGTAGTTGGAACTGCTTCAACTGCTCTTTCTTTAAGTGGAACCCCAGATATAGAAGTATCCAATGTCATCTCTGGAATCATAACTGGAACTAGATTTGAAGGAGATGTAATCGGCACAGCTACTACAGCAACTGACTTAACTTTGAATGCTGATATAGAAATCGATAGAATTATTGTTGGAGTATCTAGCGTAAAATCCACACTTGGTATTGGAACTGATCCATTAACCGGAAGTATAACTGTTGGACTAACGACTTCAGGTATTGGTGCTGATATCTTAGTGGATAGATTTGCGGGAATCAATACCACTACCGGTGGATCTGCTTCTCTTAGATTATTATCGGATAAAGAAGAATCAGTTATAACTATTGGGTCATCTGTACAACTTTTGGGAAGTAATGCTCAAATTAGATATGCCAATGACAGTATATCTTTTCCCTATAGTACACACAATTCTCTTGATTTTATTAACTATGGTGATGGAAACATCAATTGTTACCTACAATCTGGCGCTCCTGGAATAGGAACTGGTGATTTCCATTGGCACAATAATGACAGTGTAATCATGTCCCTCACATATGGGGGGAATCTGGGATTAGGTATTACTAATCCATCACAAAGATTGAATGTTCAAGGAATATCAACATTCAGTGAGGATGCTTTCTTTAGTAGTGATGTCTTTATTAGTGGAAATTTAACCATATCATCATTGAATGTATCTTCAATGAACACCAATTTATTTGGTAATGTAACTGGAGATGTCGTATCTTCAGGAATATCCACATTTAATGATGTTTCAATAGGTAATACTGCATTTGTAGAATCACAAGCAATAGTTGGAACTGGAATTACAGTTCCTTCACATATACCATTTGCCGTTAATCCTGGTGAAGGACAATTCTTTATTGATGATGTCAGTCGTGTTGGAATTGGCACAAATATTGTTGGGGATGAATTTGTTCTTGATGTATATGGTGGTATCTCTGGAACACAAGTTTCAGTTGGCACAACTATTCCACAATCATCAGTAGATTTTGCAAAGGCTGGTATTGGAACCAATACTGGATTTATGATTCCTCCAAAAGTTTCTGATGCAGAAAGAGTTGGATTAGCAACAGTAACTGGTGCCTTCATTTACAACACAACATTTAATAAATTACAAGTTTATACAGGTTCTTCCTGGGAAACAATTACTAGCGCATAACCCATGATTAACAAAAATACTGGAGATCCAATTAGTTTCACAGATATAAAAAATGAGTTTGGTATGCCACCAGGTAAAAATTTAGGTGCCTACCGTATTAGTCAGAATGTTGGTGGTTTAAGTAATTTGGGACTTGATAATGATGATGATACAGGTCAATCACATAGACCTCCAACATCAAGTATTCCACAATCTGGAACAATAAGATTTAGTGATTTTTATCAGAAAAGGTTAAATGTAGTTGTTGATTATTATAGTGGAGGCCCTGAAGTAGAAAGTAAGAACAATGTAAACATTAAGACTGGATATAAGCAATATAAAGCAGGAAAAGTTAAGATTTTAGGATTTAAGTCGTCCCCACCATCAAATACCAGTGGGACTAAAATAATTATACATGTTAATAAAAGACTTTCAAGAAGTAGTTCCGGAGAAGATGGCAATAAAAAAATTACACTGAGAACTGGTGGTGCATGGGAAAGTGGCACACAACTTCGTGTTGATGTTGGGTCTGAAGGAAGAATTTTTGGTGCTGGTGGTAAAGGTGGACTTGGTGGAAAAGTAGGTATGGATGGAAAACCCGGAAAAGACGGTACTTCAGCATTAGGAATGGCATTTAATGGTGACGTTCACGTCTTTCCTAATGGTAAAATCATAGGCGGCGGA